AGGCTGAGCATAAGTGGGCGCTGTTCCGCGACATGCTGCAGAACCCCGGCCCCACCCCGGTCACGGGCCCGTTCGTGGGCGGCAACGCGAACGCCAACGCGCCGTGGATTCCGTTCCTGCCGCCGCCACGCGCCCGCGGCGGGATCTTCGACGTGTGGGATTCGGTGGCCTCGTTCGCGAAGGGCGGCACCCTGCCGAAACGGGCGGTCATTCAGCCCGCCGTGGCCGGTTCCGGACTGGTGCAGTGGGCCGAACCATCCACTGGCGGTGAGGCATTCATCCCACTAGACGGTGGCCAACGCTCTATCGACATTTGGATCGAAACCGGCCGGCGCCTCGGTCTCATGCGCAGCTACGAGCAGGGAGGTGTGAACCCTGGACTGAACCCCGGCGCCGACTACCTGCGCTCGCTCGTGATGCAGATGTGGCCGCAGATCACCCGCATCGGCGGTCGCCGCTCCGAGGACGGGTTCGGCGAGCATTCATCCGGCAACGCGCTGGACATCATGATCCCGAACTACGACAGCCCGCAGGGCAAGGCGCTCGGCGACTCAGTGGCCGCGTTCCTGGTGCAAAACGCCTCGGCCCTTGACCTCAACGGTTTCATCTGGCGGCAGCAGAGCTACGGCTACGGCGGTTCCTTCACCACGGGTAAACCGATGTCCAACCGTGGAGACGACACCCAAAACCACATGGACCACGTTCACGTCATCCTCGGCGCGGGCAGGGGAGTGAACGCAACGGCTGTCGGTTTACCGAAGGCGCCGTTGGTGGGATCCGGGGGTGTCAGTGTCGGGTCGTTCCCGTCAGGAAACCTGAGCGGCGGCGCGGGCGGTGGCCGCGGCGGCGGCAGCGTGTTCGGGGCCGGGTATCAGACCGGCCGCGGGACACCGGGCTACGACGAAGACGGCCGGCCCGGCTACTACGCCCCGGACCCGAAGCAAGTCCGTGAAGCCGAGGAACGTGCCGCCGATGCACAGCAGCGCATCAAGGATGCGGACGCGCAGGTCAAGATCGCCGAGGCCCGTAAAAGCGAACTCGATTTCGACGCATCGGAATCGCAAAAGCTATCCGCCGATACCGCGCTGGAGAAGGCGAAGGCCGACGCGGCCAAGGCGCGCCGCGAAGCCCAGGACAGCCAAGCCGATCTGGCCGAGGCGCAGCGCGGAAAGTTCACCGCCGCCAAGGAATCCAAGAAAGGCAAGGGCGGCGACGACCTGTCCGATATCGGCAGGATCATCGGCGGCGGTTTCGCCGAAACATTCGGCCTGGACGGTTCGGTGTTCCCGAACATCGAAGAGTTAGGGATCGTCAAGTTGGCCAAGGCCATCTTGGGTATCAAGTACACCCCGCAGGGCACCGGGTTCGCCGGCGGGCTCCTTGCAGGCGGTGGTGGCGGCGGCGGTGGTCTCGGCGGTCCCAGTGGCGTGTTCGGCGGCGCGGCCTTCGACGGGGGCGGGGCCACGTCCGGTTTGCCGTTCGGGATGGTGCCCGAAGTGTCGTCGATGCTGCCGTCGCTCACCGGCGGGACGGCGCATCCGGGGTCGGGGATGCCTCCGGGCGTCGGCAACGGGCCCGTCGATCAGTCGCTGAACGTCACGATCAATAACCCGCAGGGCGACGAGCGGTCGATCGCCGACCGCACCCGCCGCGTCCTGCTGAACACACCGCGGCAGATGACCCACGAACCCATCGGCGGTGGCCCGTAATGACGAGCGCACAACTTACCGGGCCACGCCGAAACGTGCCCTGGTCGCAGCTGTCCGAAGCTGCGCGCGGCGAAGCGGTCTCCTGCGCATGGATCGGGTCGGACGGCCAGTACTGGCCCCTCACCGGGCAACTCGCAGGCAGCGAGGGCGCATTCATCACCGGCCCCATCGACGGCATGGTGCACGTCCCGTTCGAAGGGATATGGACCACTCCCGCCTACGGCCCGCCGCGCTTCGAACGCACCGTCGACGGCCGACGCGAAATCTCCTTCACGTTGGGCCTGATGTCCGATTCGTCGCTGGGCTGGTACGACACCGAGGCCCGGTTCTGGCGCGGCTGCCGCAAGGACGCGACCGGATACTTCACGGTCACCACCCGCCGGCACGGCCAGCTGTGGATTCCGATGCAGCTGTTGGAGGCGCCCAAATGTGCGCTCCCAGATGATCCGGCGCTGCAACGCGTCGCGCTACACGAAATCATCTTGGCCGCCGACGGTGAACCGCGCTGGCACCGTCCGGACACCTCGCCGCCACCGTTCGTGCGTCCACCCGGTGGGCCGAGCCTGGGATTCATCCGGATCGCGAACCGCTCCACCGAGCCGGCGTGGCCCATTTTCTTTGTGCAGGCATCCAAGACCGCGCCGTCGAAGGTGCGTCTTGGTGATGGCCCGAACGCGATCGTGTCGGGCCAAGAGAACCCGTTCGATGACTGGCCGAAACTCTCGCGGCTGTTCGGGATCCCGTTCGTCGACGAAATCTTGGGCACGTTCACCCGCACCCGTGACGCGAACATGATCGATGTGCCGGAACTCAATCCCGGCGAGCACTGCATTATCGACACCGATCCCGCGCACCGAATCGCGATCACCGCCCAGGATCCGCCCGACAACCTGCTCAAGAAATTCATCCGCAATAGCGAGCTGCTGAACTGGATTTTGGGGGAGTACGGCGACACCGGATTGCCGCTGCTGCAACGATTTAAGGGCCAAGGGTTCTCGATCCCGATCCCGCCGCGCACCGTCGCGACGATCCCGGTCTCACATAACCAGCCCGGCGGCAAGATCTGGTGCCAGCTGCCGCAACGCTTCGAAAGCGCCCTGGCATGACCGCGCCCACCCTCACCCTGGACCCCAAGACACTCGCCGGCGAGTTCACCCCCGAGCTGCGGATGCATCTGCTGGAGCGCCGCTGGGCGTACATGAACCGGCGCACCAAAGCCCCGCTGGTTCGACTGTGGGACAAAGAGTTCAGGTACATCGCGCGCGTCGAAAACCTCGATAAGTGGGATTGGGAAGAGCTGGCCACCGAGGACGGCGAAGCCAACATCACGTTTTCCGGCAAGGCCAACGACTGGCTCCGCGAAATCATCACCTACCAAATCGGCGACGACGAAGACGTTCACATCACGATCGACCCCGACCCGGACAAGCCGCACGATTTCCGGACCCGCTGGGGCGGCAAGGTCATGATCATCGAGGACGACGAAGAAGCCGGAAAGGCTGCCGTCACAACGCTTAAGTGCATCTCAAATCGACGCCACCTCAAGGGAATCTACCTCGCAGCCAATCCCATATTCCCGATGGAGGTGCAGCTGCCGAAGATGTTCCTGTGGGGTGGCCCCACGGTCACCACATGCGCAACGGCCATGTTCTTCAACTGCATTCGGCTGTTCACGCTCAACGGATTCTTCCCGGTGCCGCGCAACATCTTCGCCCCGGAAACATGGCTGCAAAACCTCTCACCGCTCAATTGGCCGGTGCAGATCATGCCTGTGGCTGGGCTGTTCGACCAATCACGTTGGTGCACAATCGGTTCGCGCTGGAAGGACGCGCACACCGTGTTGTCGCCGGTGATGAAGGACGCCGGCGTCATCTGCCGCGCCTACACCTGGCTTCCCGGCGATCCGGCCCCGTACACGATGTTCGGCCCCGAACTGGCCGAAATCCTCAAGCCCACACGCGCCTGCGTGATCCTGAGCTTCGAAGACAAGTCCGGTGTGACCGGCCCGACGGGCACCATGCTCGACGGCGCGATCAACCTGTTCGCCGCGACCCTCGATGACCTGATCACCGAGACGCTGATCCCGATCGACGCCGACCACGACGGCGAGGTCGACCCCTTCTTCCGGAAACTGCTGCTGGTTTCCCCGAAGCCGCCGCCGTTCGTCTACCGAGACGTCGGCTACGGCAACATCCGGCGCCGCAAACTGCGGATCTACAAGAGCCGCGCCACCGACATCATCGTGGGCGGCAAGAGCCCCCAATGGGTCAACCAGGCAATCACATTCGCGATCCGCTACGGCATATCGCAACTGGCCCAGGTGATCATGGGCGTCGAGGCCGCTGGCGTCGAAGGTTTGGACAACCTGTACCAAGGCCAGCTCGACGACGTGTTCCTGGCGTTCATGCGCTACGTCAACCCGCTGCGGTCTGCGAAAACCGGAAGCTATGCGTTCCGTGAGTATTTCAAGAATCCGGGCGGCAGCGCATACGTCATCAACGCCATCCAAGAGCTAGCCGCCGGCGACTTCGAAATGAAGGCGTACCGGTCGATGAAGTTCGACGTCGGCGACGGGCAGCCCTACATCCTCGGCGAGGACTTCTGGCTCGGCGACCGCGTGCAGGCGGAAATCCGGGGCGTGGTCTACACCGACCAAATCATGGCGATCAAGGGCGAAGGCGACCGCACCACGGCAGGACGGCCCACGGTGTCGTTCGGCGACGATTCCCGCGACGAAGACCCGGTCGCCCGCGGGTTCCGCACTATCGGCAACGTCGCGAACTTCGCGGCCCTCCTGGCAGGAAGCGGGGACATGTTCTGATGAGCAGACGAAACCAGAAGCAACGCAAGGTATTCCCGAAGTTTCCCTATGACCGCAAGTTCACCAAAGCTGAGCTTGACGAGATTTTCGCGCGCCAGGACCGGTTGTGCGCGGGGTTCCGTGATGCGGTCGGCCCGAACGGGTGGGGGCTGGGACTGCCGGAAGACCATTTGCAGCTGCTGATGTTTCACGGCGCGCTGGTCGGCGCCGACGTCGATGAAGACAGGGCGTTCATCCGGGCGCGGCGGCTGCCGGATGAAACCGGGCGACTGGTCGACGCCGTCGAGTGGGTCGTGATAAAGGACGACACACCGCGAGACCGCAATAGGGATGCGCGCCGCGAGGCACGCGCACGCGCACGCGAGATTGACGAGCTGGATCCGGAAGTCCGCGACGCGCTGATCGACATGGTCAAACGCAAGGGACAACGCGTCTACGACCGTGTTCGCGCCGAGGTTCCGGCCGAGGACCGCGACGAGTACTCCGCACGGCTGGCCGACACCGACGAGGAACAACCCGAAGACCTGGACGACACCAAGGAGGACATGCCGTGACGTCTGCACTCATCCCCACCGAGCCAATCTTTCTGGGCGAAAGAGTAATCCGCACCCTGTTCTATGCGGCGCCCCGCAATCCCGGCGACCCGCAAACGATCATCGGCACCTTCACGCTGATGCCCGGCGAAGACAACATCGTCTTGGACGCCATCAAGGGCGAGAAGGGCGACCGCGGCGACATGTCGCCGTTCTGGCGCCCGCAGTGGGGTTCGACCATCAACTTGCCTGTGGATCTGCCCGATGACCTCGGTGACGCCGACGCCGGAATGGCCTGGTACATCGCCGGTTACTGGCATGTCTGGGACGGCAACGGCTGGCGAATCATCCTGGGCGCGATCCCCGGACCGCCCGGCCCCACCCCGAACCTGCACATGACCGCACGCGGTGTCGCGCCGCCCTCTGGCGGCATCACTTACCCGCTGAACCTGAACGTCACGCCCGGTGGTACCACGCTGGAGCCGACGTTCGCGATCGACATCCCGCTCATTCCCGGACCCAAGGGCGACAACGCGAAAATCCTCGAGGCCGATGATTTCGTCGGGCCCATCGAGGACGGTCAATCTTTGATCTACGACTCGACCCTGGCAGGCGGTGCCGGCGGTATCCGCGGCGGCAGCCCGGTCGGCACCGTCAAGAAACTCAGCATCCCCGAGCAGTCGTTTACCGGCGGCACCTACGGATCGACCTGGAATATCGTTGCCACGCTCATCGTTCCGGGGCAGCCGTTACCGTACTACCCCGAGTTCGACGGGCATCTGCGGTGGAAACGAAGCGGCCTGTTCAACAACGCGCAGATCGAAGTTCAGGTGCGGGCCCTGCCGCAGGGCTCTACCAGCGCACCGGAAACCGGAACCCTGTGCGCTCGTGCCTTGTACGACCCGAGCACCCTGGACGCCGAAACCATCGCGCACGTCCGCGAACAGTGGTCCGACACCGGCTATCCGGCGCGCGCGATCGGACCCGACTCCGGTGAAGGCCGCATCCCCGCCAACACGTCCATGGTCTATTACGTGCTGCTGTACCGGATCGGCGGTAGCGGGTCGGTGGTGTTCTCCACCCCTGGCGCCCACATGTCGCTGAAGATGTTCCCGGTGAGCTGATGCCACGCAGCGTCGATAAGTTCCCAGAGAAGCGGGGTGCCGGCGGCGCCTCGCTACACAATCCGCTGCGTTCGCAGCTGGACTATGAATCGGCGCTTGCTGATACCGCCAAACAGGCCGGCGACAAGATCCGCGGTGCTATCTCGGGGGCTCTCGATGATGTCGTTGACGTCATTTATGAGCACACAGGTTTGGATCTGTCCGAGCTGAAAGAAGCGCTCGAAGGGATTGATCTAAGCCCTGGCGCGATCCTCGCGACGATCGTGAACCTAGCGGGCACGGCGCTTGGTATACCTGGCGTGCTGTCAATCTCGCGTATCGCCAACATCATTCAGGACTTGATCAACGGCGCTGGGGAGTTCTTGACCGCCGAGAGTGTCGAGGATAACCCGTTCTTTCAATGGGATTCGGTGATGCCTGGATTCGTCTCGGGGGGTTCGATCCGGGCGACGGCGAATGGCACGCAGCAGGTGCTGCGCACCGAGCCTTTCGAGGTGTTCGGCGGCCAAACGCTGGAACTGCGTGCGGCAGCGCAGTGGACCGGTGCGACCGCGACCGCCGGATCGAACCCGGTCAAGGTCGGATTCACCCCGTTCGACGCGGCCGGGAACGCGATGGCTGATGTGATTCGCGGTTCGCTGCAACCCTCGGGTGATCACGGCTGGCAATGGGTTCCAGTGCAAGAGAAATGGCCGGTACCTACCGGGGTCAAGTACGTCTCGCAGCTGCTCATTCTCGACACCGGTGCAACGGCTGGAACCTTCCGATTCTCCAATGCGTCGGCGTGGGCGTCGAACCTTCTCGACCTCGGGCTGGTCAAGGATCTACGCGAGATGGTCGATGCCATTGGCGGGACGGTGAACTCCGAGGTCGCCGATATCACCGCCCGCCTGCAGGCCATCACCGCTGACGGCAAGATCACTGTCACCGAATTCGAGGGCTTGATCCAACAGGCCCAAGTCTCGGGACTGGCCATCATGCAAACGGTCATCAACCAGATTCTCGACATTCTCAACGGCAACATCGTGACCCCGATCAACTCCCTGGTACAGGGCGTCAAGGACTGGTTTGGACTGAACCAGAACAAGACTCAGAAATTGACCAGCGGCGGCGGCTTGAGCACGGCCGATGTGGTCGGCACGTTCGACATGAGCCGGGTCGATGATCTTGTCGATAACCTCGGCAACATTCTGTCTGGGGTCAAGGACGGCGCCGACGGTGTGGGCACCGGCACCACGGGCGCTATCGGGGATCGCATCAATCAGGCCAAGGACTCGCTACTGGCGCTGCTGGGCCTGTCTCAAGATGCGCTCAAAAGCGCTATCGCCGCGCAGACCACCCTGCAAGAGCAGGAGACCGAGCAGAACACCGGCGACGGCAATAGCTACAGTTTCGTGTTCTCCGGGGCAGACGGGGCCGCGCTGAATGCGACCGATTGGACCACCGGCCCCACGCCCGGCGATATCACCATCCGGGGCGACTCGGGATATGCGGGCGTCAAGAACGGCAACCCTGACGGGTACTACTTCGCCAGCCCCAACTACACCTATGCCACCGATGGACAGTCGGCCTCATTCGTGCTCGGCAACACCCAAAACGGAAACTACTACTCCGGGGTGTTCATTCGCTGCAACGCCGATCGCACCACGGGCGCCTACTGCCTGGCCAAAGAGGGCGAGGTCCGCGTCGGCAAGTTCACCCGCTCGGGCACCAGCTGGACGTTCGCCACCCCGATGACCTTTCAAGGCGGGCTCTCGTCGGTCAAACAGGGTGCCCGTATCGAAATCCGTTGCAGCGGAGATAACTTCTTTGTCCGCGTGAACGGCAAGCCGGTCACCTCCGCGACCGATGTCGCGGGCACCATCGCCGCCGGGCCGGACTATCGATACGCCATGTTCTGTGTTCAGCGCGCAACGTCGTGGTTCACCTACGACTCCTACCGCATCGCAGCATTCGCCATGTCCGATTACAGCCCCTCGGGAGGTAGTGCCACCTTGTCGAACGCGTGGAGCCTAACCCGCTCGTCCACTTCAGGTTTCACCTACACCGACCCCATCACCTCAGCGGGCCAGCTACCGGCTTCGTTCTTCACCTTCACCGACTACGCCAATGGCGCCACCATCACCGACCTTGGCCGAGGCGCGGTGACCGTGGACCAAGCCGGGCTCTACAAGCTGGCGACCACCTGCCGCCCATACTCGGCCAAGGGGCCGGTAACCCCGCATTGGTGCCTGTACCGCAACGATGTTCAGGTCACCGGAGCCATCGGCCCCGGCGCCGAATTCGAGATCCTGCTCAACGCGGGCGACAAGATTCAGCCCGCCCTGATCGTCGTCGATTACGACGTGCGCTCCAACGGCTCCACCGGCTCGGAAACCGTTGTCTCGCGCACTATCACCCAAGTATTCGGCGTGGCCTCCTTCACCGGCCGAAAACTCATCTGACACCACAGGAGAACTCGCCCATGACCACACCCGAAGTGCCAGCCACCGTCGATGACGACGAGGATCTGACAGACCCTCCGGCCCCCTCGCCCACCCCGGATCCACCAGCGCCGGAACTGCGGCAGGAACCGCCCACGCCACCGCAGATACCACCCACGCCCGAGCCGAGCACCACATTCACCATGCCCGAGCTACCCGGAATCACTTTCGCGGTAATCCGCGGTGGACTAGATCACGAGGGTAAGACCAACCCCGCCAACTGGATTGAAATCACCGGCACCGATGACGGTGGAAACATGGTCTCCCGAGTGGGGTTCGCGGGGCCGTAATTGTCCTGGTCGCCTAACCCAACTGTCCCGTCACCGCCGCGGGGCGGTAAGTGGTCACCTAATCCCGGCGTGCCGGCGCGGGCGTCGGGCGGTAAATGGCATTGGGTGCCGCGTGCAGCAGCGATCGACACGGGCATCGGCGAGGACTCGGCGACGCTGCTGGCACATCTGCTGGCCACCGAGACCGCCACAGGCGCAGACAATGCCGCGCTACTGGCGCATCTGACCGGCCGAGACGACGGGCTCGGGTCCGACTCTGCCGGGCTGCGTGCATACCTGGCCGGCATGGACACGGGCATCGGCGCCGACTCGGCCACCGCGGTACTCAAGTACTACGCCAGCGGCACCGACGACGGCGCGGGCTACGACAGCGCGGCATTGTTGGCCCACTTGGCGGGCAGCGAGTTCGGGCAGGGCTACGACACCGCCGCGCTGAGTGCACACCTGACCGCGTTCGACACTGGTGGGGGATATGACAGCGGCACCGCAGTGTTTAGCCCACACGCACCCGACACCCAATCGTGGGCCGCGCCAGGCACCATCACCTACCCGATCCCGTCATGGTGCCGGTACATCGACATTGTGCTTGTCGGCGGCGGCAACGGCGGCGGCGGCGGATTCGCCGGATTCATCACCGGCGGCGGCGGCAACCCGGGCAACTGGTCACACGTGACGCTGGAGCGCGGCGTAGACATTCCCTGGTCGGCAACCGCAATCACATTCGTCATCCCCGCAGCCACACCCGGTGGCACACAGGGCAACAAGGGCGCTGGCGGCGGCACCGTCACCGCCTCGGTCGCCGGGTCGGGATGGGCGGGACTCTCGGCCACCGGCGGCACCGGCGACCAATTCGGCACCACCCGCAAAGGTCAATCGCCTGGCACGCACACCTACAACGGCCAGCCCTACGCCGGGGGCGCCGTCCAATCCACCGCACAAGCCGCGGGCAACCCGCCCGGTGGCGGCGGCAACGGCGGCAACGGAAACGCCTTCAAGGGCAACCAGGGCGGCGCCGGGGCTCCAGGCGGGGCCTGGGCACGGGCCTACCAGTAATCACACAACGAGGAGGAATCATGGCAGCCACATCAGCTCATCAAATCGCCATCTGCAACGCCATCGCAGCAGCAGGCAACACCATCAAGGCATGCAGCGGCGACCCCGGCACCGCCGCCAGCGCCGCGAACGTCATCGCCTCCACCCCGGCCTCGTTCAACACCACGTGGGGCGGCGCAGCTGACGGTTCGGGCGGCGACGTCGGCTACGCCGTCGCGCTCGGATCGGCGGGCACACTGCAGATCCCGGCCGGCGCGGTGGTGAGCCACTACGCCATCTTCAACGGCTCCACCTATCTGCGCGGTCATGCCCTCGATACCCCAATCACTGTGGGCGCTAGCCCCGTCAACATCGACATCACCCCGAAGACCCGGTACAAGGGCGGCCAGTGATGTTCGGGGGTTTGGCGAAGGTCGGCGCGCTATGTCTGGCGATTGCAGGCGCGACAGGGGTTCTGACGTTCGTCGTCGCGACCCGCATTGCGCCCGGCGAGCGCCCCCGCGATCCGCGAATCACCGAGGCGCGAGGCAGGTTCGGCTGGTGATGCTGCGCGGCATCAACACCCGCGCGGCGCTACCTTCCGAAACGGAAAGCGAGACACCATGAAACCCATCGTCAAATGGCTCATCAAGACAGCCATCGAAGCCACCCGCGAATACTTTCACGAGCATCCCGAGGTCGGCGACGAAGCCGCGGCGGCTGTCGCGACGAAGATCGGTAGCGCACTGCCCAAATTCGTCGACTCGTTGACGAACCTGACACCGTGGCAGTGGGATGACAAGGCGCTCGACGGCCTGGCCGAACGCGTCGCGAAACTGCTACCGGAGTTGATGCGCCAATTCCTGGGATTCGGCCCGCGGCCATGAGTTTCGTATGGTTCCGGCCCGAGGGCCCGCTGCGCAGCCGCGAGCAGATTGCCCGCGAGGTGCACGCGGTGTCGCTGGCCCGTGGTCTCGACGAACTCGCCTCGGTGTTGACGCTGATGTGCATCGATGTCGAGGCGGGCGCCGCCGACGACAACGGGGTTCGGCAGTGGTGGTGTCCGTGGAATGCCAATGATCCGACGTCGAAGAACTATCCGCACGATTCGCAGTCCGATGATGGACGCTCGGTGGGGTACTGCCAGCAGCAGAACGGCGCCGCCGGTGAGGTGGTGTCGGGCAGCGACAACTGGTGGGGTCCGATGCGCTCGCGGATGACGCTGGCGTTGGCCGTCGATGTGTTTCAGACACGGCTGGCCGATGACTACGGGCGCGCGGCCGGAAACCCGAAGCTGGCAGGGGAGTTCGTGCAGCGGGTGCAACGATCGGGGTACCCGGACCGCTATGCCGAACGCTGGGACGAAGCGTGGGCGGTGTTGCGGCGTGCGCTTGCGCAAGGGCCTGTCACCCCGAAACCGCCGCTACCGCCGATCGGCACGGGCAGCCCGATCACGCGTTCGCGGCTGACGTCGAATCGGTACGTCGGCCGCGGCGGTAAGACGCCGCGCTGGATCGTGGTGCACACCCAGGAAGGTGGGCGCTCGGCGTGGGATCTGGCCGGGTTCCTGATTTCCACGCAGGGCACATCGGGGGCGGTGTCGTACAACGCGTGCATCGACGACACCGAAACTGTGCTGACCGTGAACTGGGACGACACCCCGTGGTCGGCAGTCAACGCCAACCCGTATGCATTTCACATCTGCATGGCCGGTTCCTACTCGGGCTGGGACCGCGGCAAGTGGCTCGAAACCGATGCCCGCGACGGCAAGAACGAAGACCTCCAGCTGACCCGGACCGCGCAGCTGATCGCGTGGCTGTGCCGCACCTACGACATCCCCGCCGACTACATCGGCGGCAGCGGAATCCCTTGGGGCCGCGAAGGTATCTGCGGGCACCGCGACTTCGGTAGCTGGGGCGGCGGACACACCGACCCTGGCCCGGACTTGCCGTGGGACGAGCTGATTCGGCGCGTCCGCCTCTACCTCGACACCAGCACAGGAGATGAAGACATGGCCCAGGTACCACAATCGGAATGGCAGGAAGTCATCGATTACGTTCGCGCGCAGAACACCCCGATCCCGTCGGCCTCGCCGCTGCGACACCTCGGGGAAGGCAACGTGAACACCCGCGCCAACCTGGCGCGCGCCATCGACGCCAACCAGCACGTGACCGCAGTAGTCACCCTGGCCAAGGAAGGCCACACACCCTCGATCGCGCTGCTGTGGGAGGTATCGACCGCGGCCGACGCGCCCGGTAAGTACCCGGACCGGCAGGAAGACGCCAAGCTCGCCAAGGCGCTGCTGGCCAGCATCAGCAAGACCAAGAAAGCCGTCGCCGCCGAGGATATCGAAGCGTGGCTCGACGCCGAGAAGGCTGCCGCATGAACGGGCCGGACGGGAAGTGGATCGGCTACGGCGAAGGCGACGTATCCGACGCGGTAATCCCGATCGAACACCGCCTCGTGCACGCCTACCCGAAAAACAGTCACGCCATCGAGCACGGCGTCGCCGTGGATCGTACGTACACCGCGGGCACCGTCCACGCGGTGCGGGATCTGACGGCGTTCATGAACAACGACCCCCGCGAACTGCAGCGCCTGCAGCGCATGGGAATCGCGACCCCGTTGCGCAGTGACGGCGTCGCTAACCTCGACGTGCGCAGGGCCATCGGCGCCTACGTCGAAGCCCCCGCCAACCCGCCGGCGTCCAAGTATCCGATCCAGGGCGTGTGGGCCGATTCGCGGGCGTTCCTGAACCCGCCCACCGCGCATAGTTTCGTCAAGGCCACCAACGATTTCCGCGACGAAGCGATGCGCCTGTACCGGCCGATGGCAGGTACCCCGATCTGGCTTCTCGGCTACAGCATGGGCGGCGATTCGGTGCGCAAGATCCTGGAGGCCATGCCGCCCGAATGGCGCCGATACGTCGTTGGCGTGACCACGTTCGGTGACCCGTCGATGCCCGCCGAGGGCAGCTTGCTTGGCGATGATCCCGGCGAGGGTATCTCCAAATCGCCGCAGCCACCGTGGGTGCGAGACCGGTACTGGTCGTACTCGATCGACGGCGACTGGTACCCGCGGGCACGCGGTCTGCTGTTCCTGCTCTACCAGGTACTCACCCGCGCAGAGCTGACAATGGAATTCGCGATCTACCTGTTCACCGAGTTCCCGAAGCAAGCATTTCAACAGCTCATCGGGCAGGCCCCTAGCGCGGACCCGTTGGCCGGGGTGCTGGCCGGGTTGGCGGGCATGATGACGTCGGGGCCGCTCGGTGCGGTCGGCGCCTTGCTCAATCCGTTGCAGCTGTTCGCGGTCCTGCCCGATCTTGTGCACCTGCTGTTCGACGCCATCAAGTTCGTGGCCACCAACGCGCACGGAATGTACGGCGACCCCGGACATGCGCTGTGGGACGGCATGACCGCCGTCGACCACGCAGCCGCCACCATCCGCCGCGTGGCCCCCGGCGGCTGCACCCTGTTCCTACTGCCTGGCACGTGGGCGAACTGGAACCAAGGCTTTCCGTTCGACGTCGCTGCACAACTGCAATAGGAGAGGCAATCATCATGTACACCTGGGCATTTTGGAGAGAGCTAGGCGAGCGCGCGCTACGTGCTGCCGCCGCTGCACTGATGGGTGTGTTCGTCGGCGACAAGACCGTCGCCACTGTCGACTGGCGGTTCACGGCCGCGGCGGTCGCGACGGCTGTTCTGGTGTCGGTGTGCTCGTCGCTGCTGGCCAGCCGCCGCACCGAGGGCGACGACGCACCACGCACCGCGTCGTTCCTGGCCGGGGGCCGCGGGTAGTGCCCGACCTGACACCGTTTGATGCAAACGACATCTGGGACTTGCTGGTCGCCGCGATCGTGACCGTTCCGCCGACGATCGCGGCGGTCGCGGCGCTACTCGTGTTCTGGAGAGGGCGAAACGAAGACCGGGAACGCCTGACGGAGGTGCACCAGACGGTGGCGGTTGCAGCCGAGGCCGCGACAGCGACAAAGGAACAGGTCCAAAACGGGCATCCCACCAAGTACCGCGACGACTTCGACGGCATGAACCGCAAAATCGACCTACTCGCCAGCAGCGTGGAACTGATTCAGTCGAACGTGCAGTCGTTGCAGGACTCCCATATTGCGCTCGTCAAGCGCCTCGGAGGTTGACCACCCATGGCTGACATCAACGACATTCCGTGGTTCAAATGCGTTGGACTGTACGGCAACATAGTCCCCGACACCCTCGACAGCGGCTACCGTCCGGACCATTTCAAACCGTGGGGCGCGGTGACATTCACGCCCCGGATCGCGGGCCCGGACAACAAGCTGGACCCGCCCGAGCCGCAGTTCCGGCTGACCGCGCACACACCGCCCATCACTCTGCTACTCGTGCCGTTCGACGCCAGGATCGAAAACGGGGTGTTGAAGCTGCCGCGCCTCGACGCGCCGGCAGGGGAGAACCCGACACCGACCGAAATCGATCAGCAGCGCGCCAGCGTCGGACTGGACATGATCGCGAATTCACCTGCCCTGCAACTGACATCGGGATACAAGCTGGTCTACCAAGTGCAGTTCGGGACCATGAAGGTCTTGGGCAAGGAACACACCTTCGAGTCGTTCTGGTTTGTCGCGCCGACCATCAGCGACTTCACGACCGAGCCGACATGGACACCGCCTACGGTCGACCTCACGGTCGTCGAACGATTCACGCCGGTGACGTAGAGGCGGGAAAATATACCGGCATTTATACCGACTGCGGGCCCGGTTCGGCCTCGTGTGGGTTGTCGATCCAGTCGGACGTGTCGAGGTGTGTCCATTGGCCGCTGGGGTTGTCGCCCTCGGCGATAGCCTGCTCATCGGTCACCGGCGCCGGGTAAAAGTGGATCGCGCCGTCGCAGGTGACGCATGTGCCGGTCTTCTGAAAACGCTTCATCGCGGTCATCACCCAATGGTGAACCATCATCCGGGCGTAATCTGCACAGCGTGACTGAGGATGTAGCTGCGGCCTACCAAACGCTCACTGACTGGATGAATGACCACCGGAGTCGTGGGGTGTTCATCAACGCAGATTTCGCGCCCGCTGAGGAAGCCGAACAGTGGGTCGAAGAATTGGTTGTCGGCATGGTGGCTGCAATGGCCGATGCCGGTGAGGTGGTGTCACATGGGCGCGTACGCACGACCAGCGATCGCGTCGTCGTTGAACTTGACGGCGCCGACTTCATGGCACGCGATATTGACGGCGACGGCAGCAAGCCGCAGGAAAGCGTCGAACGTCTACTTGCCCGTTTCGCAAGGATCGCGGCTGATCGCGGATGCGCACAACGCTGGTTCTACTGGTATGACGGCGACCCTGTCGGTATGGCCTACTTCGTCACGTCTGCCGAACTGAAAACCTTGGCGGGTGTTGATGTTCGGGAACTGGGAACAGCCGAGCAGTGGTACGAGGCACAGCCAGACTGAACGGACTACAGCTCCTCACCGATGTCGGGAAGCAACGCGATATCTTCCGGCGTCTTATTCCTTCGAAACATACTGGCTGTATCTCGGACACGTCGCTTTCCCCATCCGGGATTTAATCTTTCCATCATCTGATACTCGGAATAGAACAAATCGGCCCTATTACCCGTGGATCTCGATGCCATACTAAAAACTATGCTATTGCTGTACCAATAAAGAACGTCATCAAGGTCGCCCACCCTGTCAAAGCGCAGCTGACCTCGCTCGTAGTATGCGTAATGGTAGAAGCCGTTTTCGTCGATGAAAATATTGTAGTCATCGTTCGTCCGGATGACGCCGACAGACAAAGGTTCGACACCTAGCTTTACTGCTATCCGATCTACCTCGGACTGCAATTCCACAGTTTTATCGTCCAAGGGGCGGCCCCTCCCTAGTCAAAATTCCTTCTCTTATTAATTCCTCCACAGATGGCTTAACGCCGTCTGGTCCAACGATCATGTATTGGGTTGCTCCGGGTGATGGTGTCTGCCCGTAGAACGGCTGCACGGGTCCTTCAACGATCTGCCAGCCTGGGGGCAATGGATGACCAGTGACCATGTAGCGGTTGTAGGCGCCACCTACGGCTTCCGGCGCGAGCGCACGGTCCGTGAATGATGCGCCATCGGGGGCAAGGTAACGACCCCCTTCATGGCCGAATCTGTCAATGATGGTTCCCGGTGGCAGTTGCGCCGGTTGTGGTGTGTAGCCGGGCGGAAATCCGTCATTGCCCGGATAGACACGTGTTTCTGGTGTGCCGTACTGGGTTTCGAAGTCTTTCCATGGAATGCCGCCTGTAGCGTTCCAGTCCTGTAACAAGGCTCTGGGTGCGCCGCCTTCGGTGATGAGTTCGGCTGGTAGTCCGGCCCTGACAGCGGCGCCCTCGCCACCGAGGATGAGACCGGGTACAGCCTGAGCCGCTATCGCCGATTGTTCCCCCAGGAAGGCTTTGGGGTTGTCGATAAGTCGGTGGGCGTTGTCGATTCGTTCGGGGCTAATTTCGGTGGGATGGGCTAACTCGCCGAAACTGTTCTTGAGGCCCGTGCCAGCGTCTCCCCAGGCGTCTTTGAATTCTCCTAGTCCGTTAGCCCCGACCATGTCTTGAACGCCTTTGACGCCCCTGTCCCAGGAGTTGTGGAACGCCTCGCTGAAGGACTCACGGGCGCGCTCTGGTGGTGGGCCAGGTTCGGGTGTTGCGACCATGGGGCGGTCCTGTTGGGCTCCCTTGATGGCCTCGGACAGCTTGGCCTCTACCTGATCGGGTGGGTACTGCGTGGACAAGGTGCTGCGGAACTTGTCAATAGCGGCCTTGCCCTGCGGGGTGTTGGGGTCCAGCTTGGGTGCGGGCATCGTGCGCGCATCTGGTGGTGGTGGCGGCTTGTCCAAAGGGCTTTTGGGCTCGTTAATACCCATCACGCCGCCCAGGTTTCCCGTCAGACCGCCCAGCCTGCTCGGATCAACGGGCGGCTTGTTGCCAGGAGAGGGCGGACCGAGCACGGGTGCGTGTGGATCGGTGGCGGTAGCGGCTGCGGCCTGTGTGGTGGCCGGGTCGGTGGCCTTGGGGTACATCTCCTTGTAGTTGACGGTGGTGGCGTTCGGGTCGCCCGCTGTCGGGGCCACAGCGTCGCGCAGGATCTTGCGGCCATCGACCAGGGCGGTTTTGGGGTTGATGCAGCCGGTGATCTTCTGGGCTATGGCGTCGGCCTGGGCCTTGAGGGTTTGACAGCCCTTGTCCCACTGGGCGACATACCCTTTGACTTGGCGCTCAATGTCGGCGACATGTTCGCGGTTTCGGGCTATCGAGTCATCGCTCTCACCCTCGGCGGGGTGGTAGGCCATGTTGTAGGTCTGGTCGATCGAGACACCCTGGTCCTTGTGCGCCAGCACACTCTCGATGAGACGTTGGCCATTGACCAGGGGCTCGACCACCTCGTATTGGATGGTGGCCGCAACGAGTTTTCCGCCGTCTTCGGCGGCGTCGTCGGTGTTATCCGAGCCGTGGCAATCGGTGGATGCTGTGTCGTAGGCGGCGTTCGAGGTGCGCCCGGTCCATTCCGTGCCATTAGGGGCCCCGACCCACCGTTTGTATTCGTCGTAGGTCTCTTTGAACTGCCGGGTTTGCGGGCGCCAGGTGTCCACCACCGCCATGTAGTCATTGGCCTTCTTGGACATGAACTCATCCAGCGGTGCCACCACGAGTGCCCCTATACCCGCTTAGCTGTCTGATAGATGCTGGGCAGATTGCCGTACCCGGCCGCCAATGAACTCTCCGTGATCGCGAAAGCCTGCTGGGCCTCATCGGCGAAATCAGCGATCGCATTCAGCCGCGCGGCCCCGATCCGCTTCACATCGGCGATAGCCCTCGATACCCCATACAGCGCGGCCAACCCCGGATCAGCACCCGCCGGGGCCGCAACACTAGCCGCCGTGCTCTGCGTGAGTTGGTCGGCGAGCGTGCGTAGATGCGGGCCGAGCTTGCCCAACGCCGCAAGATCAACCTTGAGAACGTTCTCATCGCCCGACACGACGCACCCCCTAGCAAAGCTGCGATTTGGGGAGAGACTACAGGCTTAGTGAATTTGGTACACGGGAACCCGTCCGGGTTTGGCAAGTCGGAGTCGGGGCGTGCTTGCACCGTCCCAGCCCCAGGGGGAGGTGCATGGCTGTTGACGTGGTCAACATGGCGTCAGAAACCCGCAGATGACGGTAATGGGCGAAAATCGGCGACAGCCGCTTAAACACAGTTCAGGGCGCATAACCGCAGGTCACGGGCGGGTTCAATTCCCGGCAGCTCCACGGAAAACGGCAGGTCAACCGGTAGATTTTTACCGGATGGCCTGCCGTCAACAGTTTCGTCAACATATTATTGATTGCGTGGCATCACTTCGCACGCGATTCCGGGGCGACGGCAGCCCCTATTTCTCGGTCCTGTACCGGCTCGACGGCAAGCAGACCTCCTTGTCAGTTAACGATCAGCAGGAAGCCGAGTACGCCTGTGAGTTAATGAACCGCCTTGGTCCCGCGCGGGCGCTGGAGATACTGAAAGTCAGCAGAGCGCCCCGCACGAAGCTGACCGTCGACGGATGGATCCGGCACCACATCGACCACCTGACAGGCGTCGACAAACGCACCATCGAGGACTACAACCGGTACCTGCGTAACGACATAGGGCCTGCGCTCGGACCGGTCCCGCTGGATGACCTCACACGGGACGACATCGCGGGGTGGGTGCTGCAGATGCAGGACGATGAAGCCAGCCCGAAGACCATCGCGAACAAACACGGGTTCCTGTCAGGGGCGTTGGCGGGCGCGGTCGCTTCGGGGAAGCTGAAAGCCAACCCGGCCGCAGGTATCCGGTTGCCGCAGAGCCACACCAAGGAAATGGTGTTCCTGACGCGCGATCAGTTCGCCCACCTGAACAGTCATGTGACCGAGCCATGGCAGCCGTTCGTCGAATTCCTGGTCGCTTCCGGCTGCCGCCTCTCAGAGGCCACAGCGCTGCGCCCTGACGACGTCGATCGGGATGCGGGAACCGTGCGGATCTGGCAGTCGTGGCGCCGCGGCGCGGGCGGGTATCGGCTCGCGCCGCCGAAGACCGCTCGGTCGAAACGAACGATCAATGTAGGCAAAGCGACCTTGGACAAGCTGACCTACACGGGGGAGTGGCTGTTCACCAACCCCGGCCGAGGCCGACGCGCCGAGGGTGGCCCGGTTCGGCCACCGAACCTGCGGGCAAACGTGTGGGCGCCTGCTGTGCAGCGGGCCGCGCTGCCGCAGAGCCCGCGTATCCACGACCTGCGACACACCTGTGCATCGTGGATGATTCTGGCCGGCGTCCCGCTGCCGGTCATCCAACGCCATCTCGGCCACGAATCCATACAGACGACCGTCGACCTGTACGGCCACATAGACCGATCAAGCGCGGAGGCTGCTGCCAACGCCATCGCGAACATGCTCGCTACGGGGTGAGCTGACCACGCAAAGTCGATGCGGCCGGTCTCACGGTCACTCGAATAATCCCGGCTCCGTGGGGCGGTCGGTCAGCGCCAGCAGCCGGTATGCCCATCGGCCAGGCTTACCGGTATTTCGGACTAGTCGCACTCTCTCGATCTGTGCTTGGACCGGCTTGTCGACGTGTCGAATGACAGCGTCGGAAAGCTCTGGGTCGTATACGCCTTCGTAGTCGCGGCCCTGTGCTTCGAGATAGAAAATCCTCCGACGGGTCCGCATTCCATCGAGTCGGCCTTCGACAGGAATTACGTCGCGCTCGTATTTGCCATCGAGCAGGTCCGTGTTGATGGTCGCCGCCTGATCGCGCGTCATCACCCCGCCCGTGAGGGCTCCCGATGAGGTGCTGACCGTGAGATCTACGGCAGCGGCAGCCTGCACCGCTTCAACTACATCTTTGACAACATTGAGCAGCGCTCGATCGTGAGCTGCAAGTGGCGCCACCGCCTCCGGGTCTGCCGATTCGGGGAGGATATTGACAAGCTCGATTGCCGCCCGTTCTGCTGGTGTCTCCGTGTGTGAAACGAACAACTGAGGGTTGGCGATGTCCAGGTTTTCAAACCCGAACTCGATGCGCCTGCCTATCTGGCGACGCGGGTAGAGACGTGCTCGGTCTTTGTCAGACTCTTGGACGATGTTTGCTTGCGAGAGTGGATCATGTAAATGCTTTCCCATCCGTGCGACCGCATTCTGCATGTGGCGCGCGACAGCAGATAGCACATCGGCGTCGATATCACGATTAACGTCGACCGCCAAGAATGCAGGTTTGCGGCGACTGCCGAACTTGGTATCAGCTGCGGTCAGTGAAGCTCGGGCGAGTTTGTCGAGCCATGAGTCACCGTCGATCTGTGCCTGAGCTTCCTCAAATCTGCTCATAGCGCCACCTCGATATATCCCTTGACTGCGCCTTCAATTATCTCACCGTCATCGCCCTTTACCGCGGACCAGGTGTCGTGCCAAACATCGTCTTGTCCGGGGTAACACAGGAAGGCGTCAAGCTCTCCAGCAAGCGGTTGTATGCGTTCGAAGCCAAGGTACAGCGGCTCACCGACAACTACATCTTGAAGCGTGAGCATCCCAAAGACACGGTCCCTCTCGCGTCCGGTGTAGGAGCGCAGATGGTCCCAGCTACCCGGCTTGATCACGACATCAACATCGAATGGGGCATGAGCCTTCGCAGTGACGAACCCTCCGTCAACCCACAGCTGGCATGGACCGATGATCCGTTTAGCCAGCTCAGTGAACGTGATGAGTGACCCAAATAGCTCTTGCCTGCGGGCGGTGTTGGGTGCTCCGATGACGCATCGGTCGTGGACGTCATCCATGGTGCCAGTGTGACGTCCGGGTGGAAGTAGCCCCTGGCTAGTCCACTCGGGCAGGCTCACCGATGTTGCCTCTCGCCCCGCTTGGCGGTCTTTCGTTGGTGGATATCGGGGCCGGATTGCGCTAACCGACTGATCGGATCGCCTGATGCGCCCTCGGACACCTCATCCCCCTCCCTACCCTTTGCCGGACTACTTTGCCCGATTTCCGTACTACTGTCTCGGTTTTCGGTCTCGACGGGGTCACGGGCGTGTCCAAGATTGGACTCGGCCGCTCGCTGGGTGCCTCGGAAGAACCCGCCGCTACCTATCGCGGGGTCAGCATCCTGGTCTTCGTTAGCTTGCGACGAGGAAGGGCGCCTCAAATCCTCGATCGACGTAACGTCTCTGCCGACGGTCGGCCCTAGCATCCACTTCGAAGGCTCCAACCCGAGGCGTTCGGCTGCGGCGACTCCATCTGGTTCCCACCACCAATGCGCCCGCCATGGCTCGTCTTCTTCATCAAACTCGGCGCCGGGATCCCAGGGGGGCGTCCAGGGGCGCCCGTAGGTGACATCGTTAGTCATCTGTTGAACGGCGTCGAGTTCGGATTGTGCTGTGGCGAAAGGGATCGCCCTTGCGCGCGCATACCCGAGCACCGCGTTCAGCATGCGGTTCCGCGCTTGCTGCCACTCGGCGAACATCGCTTCGGCGGATAGAAACTCGCCGTCTGGACCGACACCAAGTGCTGGGTCTGGACGGCGAGCCGCTTGGTGTTCCGCCATGACCTCGCGCTCTTCGGGCGTCCACTGGTCAGGCGACTTGGACATTGCAGACAGAATTCTCCCGAGTTTGGTGGTTCCACCGGCTGGCGTCGGGTCCCCACCTCTGAGGATGGCAGCCGCGCTGCCGGGCACCCATCCCAAGCCGGCGTCGAGCTTCTGCAAAGTTTCGTCGACACCTCGCCTCGGCCTCCACTGCTTTGTCTCGATCTTGCCAAGGGTGGTGTCGGTTGGACCGCCGGCGGCGTGGATCGCCTTCTGTGATCGCGCGCCGCGTGCGGCCCGGACGTAGTCGCCCAGTCGGTCCCAATCAAGCTCGTCCATAGCGCCAACAATGCCCGAAATTTTAGGCAAACAAAAGCGACGCTAAGCAAACATAGGCATCTATCGCTTCACCAGGCGATTATCTGACACGTATGTGATTCAGCACGCCAAGCAATGTTTTCCCAACGGAATGCTTGACCGTTGCGTCATGTTTGCTTTATCGTTGGGATATGCCCAACGGACCGGCCAAGAAGGCCTCGCGATACATGTCGCAGCGAGTCAAGACTCCTGTTCCCATGGTGCCCCTATCGGTTGCCCGGAGGACCAAGGGTCTGACCCTGCAGGCGGTCTGCGACCACATCAACAATGAGTTCTCGTTCTCCAAGCCTGTCGAACGCGGCACCATCAGCGCGATCGAGAACGGCCACCGTGGCGCCAGCGTCCAGATGCTTGCAGCAATCGCCAGCGCCATCGGTATTGAGTCGGCAGAGATCGATACCCAGTACGAGCCGCGTCAGCGTCGAGGTGTCGCATGAGCAGCGAGGTCGAACAGTTCGAGTTCCACAATCAGCCAATCCGATTCGTGATGATTGACAGTGAGCCGCACCTGGTGCTGGCCGATCTGTGCGGTGCGCTTGGTATCGCCAACGTCGGAAATGTCTCGGCACGCATCGATCAAGCTGCTATCCGCCACGCGGACATCAGCTCCGGGGGGCAACGGCGCCGCGTCACGGTAGTCACCGAGGCCGGAATGTATGAGGTGATCTTCCGCTCCGACAAGCCCGAGGCCGTCGAGTTCCGCCGCTGGGTCACGGGTGAGGTACTACCGCAGATCCGCAAGACGGGTCAGTACGGCGTTGCCCCAGTGCAGACGCTCACACCCCTGGAGTACGCCCGCAAGCTAGTTGATGCCGAACTACGCGCAGAGGCGGGCCGGAAGTTCAAGCGCGCCATCGAAGCTGGCGATGGCATCACCCTGACCGCGTTTCACAAGAAGTATTTCTCGGGCATCCGCGAGATCGACTTCTTCACCCACCTGTACGTCAAGAACTGGCTGATCAACCAGCGCGGTAAGGGGTCTGTACGTACTAGCGGACCGCGAGTGGGCACGCGGCGCGACGGGAGTGAGCATCGGCATCCAACGTTCAAGGGAAAGCCGTACATGTACCTGCACGGCTCCAAAGACGGCGCCGACCATCGACGTGAGAACACTCGTGTCCGGCCTGGTGAATTCGAGCTGCAGTTCCGTGACCGCCTCGTCGCGGAAGGGCTGACGGCCAACGAAAACACCTGCGGGCTATTTGAATTGGAGGTCGCGAAGTGAATCCGATCGAGAACCTGTCCACCACGATATCGACTGGTCGGCGCGTCCCGTCGATCCAGAAGAACCCGGAAACAGAAGGAATCTTCGTAAGTGACCCGCCGTCTCGCCCGTGCCCAGGGTGCGAAGTCCTCCCGGACGGCGACAGCTTCCGCGTAAACGGAATGGTCGTCGCCCGCCAGCTGGGATTCCGATACGCGGCCGACATGGTCCGCACCCTCGCCGATGACGAGAAGGTCTTCATCGAAAAGCCAAGCTCGCCCCAGCACGCGAATTTGCGTGCTGGGGGTGACCGGGGGGTTTGGTTCGTTACCGAGCCTGGCTTCTATAGGGCTGTCGGCCAGCGCAATGTCAACCTGATCAAGGACCGCAAGGTTCGAGACGCCGTCGCCCGCTTTCAGCGGTGGGTGTTCCACGAAGTCGTCCCCGCGATGGTCCGCAGCGGCCAAGTCGACGAATGCATGCTGTCCGGCACTACCTGGTCATGGGTTGATGTGTCTTTCGAGATCAGGCAGCGCTACGGGCTGGACTACTCGCCGTCGCGGACAGTCCGGAATGCCCGTGCGGCCGGATGGCTACGCAACGACGGCGCCGTTCCGAAGCACGCGCATCGGGGCCAATTCTGGTTTACAGGCACCGCGTACCACCTTCTGCCGCATGCGCTTCCGGACCTGGTGTCCGAAATGCTGCCAAAGCTACAGCAGATCGGCGACCCACAGGCGAACCAGTACCAACTGAACATTCTTCCATCACTTCGCGCGGTACCGGGCGGCGAATCAATCAATGACCGAGGAGAGGTTGAGTTCTGATGGCGCAGAAGAGAATCAGTGAGTACGGCGTTTGGCAGGAACTCCGTGTCATTCGCACCAAAGACGGCCAGAGTCTGGCCGAGTTGTCCCGCACCAGCGGCATTAGCTTGGGCTACCTGTCTGACCTGGAAGGTGGACATCGCTGGCCGAATCCAACTCAGGTCAAGAAGGTCGCACTCGCCCTGAACTGCCCAGTCTCCGTTCTGGAGCGAACTCGAAGTGTCACTAGCGACGGAGAATCGGTCGCTTTGCGTGAACTGATCCGTGACGTTGTGCGCGAGGTGCTCGACGAACGTGCGGTCGAAAAGCTGGTGGTGTCGGCATGACCGTGGCGACCTATCCGCTTGAGGAGGCGGCGGAACATTTCGGAAATTCGCCTGAATGGCTCGCCCAACAGCTGAGGTCCGGGCGGTTCTCCGGGTACAAGGTCGGCCGGAAGTGGCGGATGTCCGACGCGGACATCGCCGATGCCCTGGAGAAGTGCCGTCGTGACGCGCGGCCTTCCACGATCGCGTCTGTCGGACCTCTGCTGAGTGCGACGGCGACAACACAGCGCCGATTCGCGTCTTAAGACAACTGCCCCACCTGAAAACGCTGGCGGTGCCTAACCGCCAAGAAAGCCACCGCCAGCGTCCCTACCACCAACTCTACGAGGAGTCGGCATGCAACACCGTAGTTCTGCTCGTCCTACCCGTCTACTGATTGCCGCTGGTGTCGGCGCCACGGTGGCCGCGCTGGCTAGCCCAGTGCCCGCGCACGCCGATCCGGTCATCGACTACACCGGCAAGACCGCGCCGACCGTGTGCGCGCTGCTGGACAGCACCCCGACGTTCGGCGGGATCGCGGTCGTCGGGCAGCTGATCCATAACGACGGGCTCACCTATGAGGCGGCGGGCCGTGTCATCAAGCTCTCGATCGAGGCGTTCTGCCCGCGCCATGTCGCGTTGTGGAACCGGTTCGTGGACTCGGCGAACAGCCAAACCCCGGACCACACACCCGCCGTTCCCGCGCCCGCACCCACTCGGGTCGCCTGATGAGCACCGCCTTTGCCGAGTGCCCGCGTGAGGTGGCGCCGGAAACCTTGGACTGCCCACGCGGATGCGGATACCAGGTGCTCGCCAAACCCGTGACAACGCAAGGCGTGTGGAACGCAGGGCCGTGGCGGATGCAGGTACACAACCTTGTCGCCGAGATTTTCGGCCGCTGCCCGGTACCGCCGATGGTGGGGAAGGGGCAGCGCTGATGGGATTCGGACCCAACCCGGCTGATGTGCGTGCCGCAGAGGTCGCCGCGCAGGAAGCGCGCGACCGGCTCACGTCGAAACCGTTGACACCGTTTGAAACTGAACTGCTGGCCGTGCTCGGCGAAATCCGGGACGCGCTCAAGGCAGCCGGTAGCAGCGCTGGGGCTGTGACCGGATCAGGCGACGGCGGTGGAACGTCCCGCCGTCGCCAACCCAACGCGCACGCCGCGCGATCGAAACAGTGCCCGTGTGGCCGGCAGGTCTACCTGGGCAGCGCTTCGGGTAAGTGGGTGCACATCGATGACGCCACGCCTGCATGCGAGGTGGTCTGAATGCCTCGGCGTCCACCGCCACCGCCGGATACCGCGGACAAGATGTGGCGCGCCGCGGCGCTGCTGGCAGAGGTCAACCATGTGTACGGCGAGGATGTCCATTTCTCGTGGAGTGTTTTCGAGCTTCGGTTGACCGCGCAGCTATTGGAGCATGCGCACGCGACGCGACGTAAGCCCCGTGCCCGGAAACGGAAAGCGTCATGACCGCCCCGGCGCTCGACGTCGATATCGCGGACCTGGTGGGCGCTATGCCGCAGCAGGCGTGCGAATGCGAACACTGCGAATCCCACCGTCGCAGTGAAGGACTCGGCTGTGACCGCACACCCAAGTGGGCGGTACGCATTCACACTCTGGCATGCACGTCCAAGCTGGCTGAGCCGGACGAAATACAGGTGATGCTCTGTGGTCCGTGTTTCGAAGCCACGAAAGCGTGGGCACTCGGTGCCGTCCATCGGCGCGTCAGGTGCGGATGCGGCAAGCGAGTTCAGGCCGTCACCGATTTAGTCGGCCCGGTGGTGCACCTATGAACGGCCGCGCAGCTCTGCTGTGCCCGGTATGCCGCAAGCCGATCGTCTCGACCGTGGCCGGCGCGGTGCGCTGGCACAACGACAAGGCGGGCGGCAACTGCCCAATGTCAGGAAAGCCCTACGCGTGGGCGCGGCCCACAGACAGCGAGGCGATTGCATCATGACCGCGAATCCCACCACCGGTATCACCGGTATCTACACCAAACGCGATCCCGAGTTCCTGCAACCGGGGTCAGCGCAGTGGTCGAAGGTCATCACACCGTCGAAAGTCGCTGCGATCCTCGGGGTTTCCCGCTACGAGTCGGCATACCGGCTCTGGCATCGCATGCAGGGGCTGGTCGATCCGGAACCACCCAAAGAGGTTTTCGACATCGGCCACGACCTCGAAGCGTATGCCGCGAACCGGTGGCGTCGCCGCAACCTCGGATGGCGACTATCCGAAGGTGAAGTGCAGGTGCACATCGACCCCGACAAGTTCGGATTTCCGTGCGTGGCCACCGTCGACCGGCGCGGTGTGCGGGGCCGATCGCGCCGGGTGGTCGAGTTCAAGTCGGCGCGGCACTTCAACGATCTGGAACTGTTCGGCGATGACCTGACCGGCGATTGCCCGGAAGACTATGCCGCCCAGGTGATGACGCAAATGTTGTTCACCGGCTGGACGGATCTGCCAGGGCATCTGCTGGTGGTGGGCCCGTACTACAACGAACGCATCTACGAAATCGAGTTCGACGCGAGCACCGCGGCGTGGATCCTCGATGAGGCGCAGAAGTTCTGGGGGCTGCTGAAGTCCGACGAGGTACCGGACCTCGATAACACGGTGCACACCTACAGCTGCATCCGCGAGATGAACCCCGAAATCGATGCGGGCGCGACCACGGTTCTGGATGCTGCCGAGGCCCTGCAATTCGTCACGGCCAGGCAGGAATTCGACCGTGCCGAAGAGAACTATCAGGGCGCGAAAAACATGCTGATGAAACGCATGGAACGTGACAAGCGCGCCGAATTCGGCGGCGTCAAGATCGCGCACCGCCAGAAATCTAGAGGCTCGGTCGCGCTTCATGCGGCCAAAGGTGTCACCCCCGAACAAATCCGATTCCTGAACGGAGACAACCAGTCATGACCGAAACCACCACGAAGGTGGCCAATGAACACGCCGCCCAGATCTGGCCCGATCCGTTGGCGCAGGCTGCCGGCGAGATAGCGGTGTCCGCGCCGCTCGGAACGGAACTCGCGATCCACACAGGGCAAGCCCGATTCAGCGAAGCCCAACGCGCAGCATTGCGGCAGCTCGGTATCGAGGACGCCACAGACGGCGATCTGGACGTGTTCTTTCACGTCTGCCAAACCACCGGTCTCGATCCGTTCCGCAAAGAGATTTACATGATCGGCCGTAACACCAAGCTCACCGAGTGGCTAGACAACGGGGAAGGCGGCCGACGCAAGGTTGAGCGGTACGTCACCAAGTACACCATTCAAACCGGTATCGACGGGTTTCGGCGCAAGGTCCGCGAGTACGCGCACCACAACGGAGACACGCTGGCCGTTGAAGGCCCGTTCTACTGCGGCGACGACGGGGAGTGGAAAGAGGTTTGGCCCGGCAAGACTCCGCCGGTCGCCGCGAAGTTTACCGTTATCCGAAACGGTGAGCCCTTCACTGCGGTAGCGCATTTCGACGAGTTCGTGCAGACGAACAACGTCTATGAGGGCAGCGGCCAGGGCCGCAAGGTCGTCGGGCAGGAACCCAACAGCATGTGGGCGAAGATGCCGCGCAACCAAATCGGCAAGTGCGCCGAGGCGGCGGCATGCAGGCGCGCCTACCCGAACGAGTTCGCCGGCCTGATCCTCACGGATGCTGCGCAGCCGACGGTGATCGACGGCGAGGTCGTCGAGGAACGCCAAGCCCCGCCGCAGCGCGCGAAGGGAGCGAGTCGACTCCGTGAGCGCGCAGCCGAAGCTGCCGCGCAGCAGAGTGCGCAAGCGGCAGAGACCGCGGGGGAACTCAGCGCCGACGCCCGCGAGAAGTGGCTTAAGGCGATGTTCGCCGCACTGAACAAAGCCGAATGCACCGACCGCGACGAACAGCTCATCGTCATCGCCGGAATCCTCGGACGAACCGAGCTATTCGAGCACCGTGCCGACATGACCGACCAGGAACTACGCACCATCGTCAACGCCCTCAACGGCTTCAAGGAAGCGGGCAGGCTCGATCAGCAGATCAACGAGTATGTCAATGCTTGGTCGCTACGGGAAGCTGACGAACTCGACGCCGTCGCCAACACCGACACCGATGGTGGTGAGCAAGGCGAACTCGGCCTCGAAAGCGACCAGAACTGATGTCGCGCACCGGAAAGTTCACCGCCAAAGGCGGGTTGACGCTCGGTGCCGTGCACATGTTCGCCGTCAACGCCATTCAGGCCGGATACGGCCCTGACGCGACGGTTTGGGTGTCCAAGCCTGACCAAGACGGCGACGTCATCTTGACCGTCACCGATCCCCACCTAGACCCGGCCGACAACTCGTCGGACGCAACCGACCCGACCGGGCCGGAAACCACCACCACCGCAAGGAGATAACACCGCCATGGGAGCCACCACCAAACCCAAGGATCTGAAGTCCACCAACGCGCTCGACGACATCGACGACGGAGAACCGCACGCGTACATCGGGTTCCGCGCCACCAACATCAAGATCAACAACCCGCCCTGCCTCAAAGAGGGCGGCACCCTGCTCGTGAAGTACCGGTGCATCGAGTCGAAGGTCGTAGAGGCCGCAGACGGCGAAATGCGCGACAAACGCACCCTCAAGGTCGAATGGGTCGGACTGCCAGGGCAGAAGGCGCCGGCAGGTGCGGACGAGAACCAGGGCTCGATGCTGGACGTGGTTGACGGCAACCCGGTCCCGTCCGCCGAGGCCACGGGCGACGAGAGCGTCGTCGACGCCGAGGTCATCGACGACGAAGACGATGCGGAGACGGGCCCGGAGTTCAGCGATGAGGGGTAATCCGAGCCGTGCTCGGCGCCGGGCCGCGCGTGCGGTCCGGCAGCCGTCACGGATGACCGACTACCAGCGGCACCGCCAAGCCGCGCAGCTGCACGGCGTCGACAAGATCCGCGACTACCTGCATGACATCGAACTCGACATCAGCCCCGACGTGCTGAATGAACTCATCGAGGACGAAGACGGGGCGCCGCTCCCGCCGTGCACCGTGTGCGGGCTAGCCGTTGAATGGAACCACAGGGACAAGGCGTGGCAGCACCGATCGACCGGCAGACGTCGCTGCCACAACGCCGACAGTGACGCCACCCCCGAGGACGACGTCGCCGCACCCGAGAGCGACAGTCCGGTCACGCACCACCACGCCGACACCGAACCCGTGCGTGAACCCAACGCGTACGAACTGGCGATCCTCGGTGCGCTGCAGCACAAGAGCGTGCACCAGGGCAGCGTTCCGGTCGACGATATCCGGCGCCGACGTCTACGGAACCGGGACTCGAAACGTGCTCGCCGACTGCAGCGCCGCAGCAAGGTACGGCGGATGCGGCGCCGCCACCAGGCAGCCGCCGGCAACGCTGCAGCCTTCGCGCTGTTCATGCTGACCTCGGCATTCATCGGCGCCGTCACGATGCTCGCCTCGCCCGGCTGGTGGGTCTCATGACCAGCGTCGAGCCACGCGAGTTCCCGATCGGTGTCGTTGTCACCCTCGCCATCGGGAACCCCGACCGCATCTTCTGCCTGCTGTCACAGGTGTACGACGTGTTGGGGCACATGCTCGGCTACGTGCCGCTCGTGTCCGAGATGGCGCCAGCGTTCGAAGCATGCAGAACCGCGGTGCGCGAACAGCATCCGGTGCTGGCCGAAGCGATCGACCCCGGCAGGACACCGGCGTTCGGCACGCTCGCCGTCGACACGGAAATCCTGCAATGGCTCAGCAATTTAGCGCGTGAACACGGCGAAATGTTCGCCTTGACACCGCTATCGGCGCCCGCGCTGCCCGACGAGCTGCCACCGCAGCCCACGGCCGAGCCGCTGGTCGTGGCGGAACCGGGCAGCGGCACGTGAGGTGCGCGAAGTTCGTCGGCGACCGCACCGACGAGTTCAGTATCGGCCAGCAGTTCGGCGAAACCCTCGAAGGCCGTCCGGTCCGGGTCGTATCCGTCACATACGACCCGGACGCGGACCGAACCATGGTCGAAGGCGAACCACTGGCCCCAGATGCGCCAGAAGGGTTGCGGCTGCGCTACTTCGGTGGCCGCGACCCCAACATCGAACCCCCTGACAGTGTCCAACCCCTCACCGACGAGGTAACCCCACAATGACCGAAACACCAGACCTGACCTTGCGCCAGTGGTTCGGCAAGCTCATCCGAGGCCAGCACCATCTAGCGATCGGCGGTGAAGACGACCCCTACCTGCTGCGCTGGTATCTGATCCCACGTAACAAGCGGCTGAACATCTACCTGCACCAATTCATTCGATCCGACGACGACCGCGCCCTGCACGACCACCCATGGTGGTTCTGGTCATTCGTCCTGGCTGGCCACTACTACGAGCACCGCGCCGACGGCCGACGCATCAAACGGCACTGGGCGTCCATCGCCTACCGGGCAGCGAAAACCCGGCACCGCGTCGAGCTGCCCAAGTCGAATGACCCGATGTCGCTGCTGGAACGCGAAGACTGCTGCTGGACCATCGTCGTCACCGGGCCCCGAACCCGTGACTGGGGGTTCTGGTGCCCCGGAGGCCGATTCATCTTCACCGAACGGGGCGAAACCAGCACCCTCGACGTCGACCGGTTCATCCCGCACACCGCTTGGGGCGCCGCCGGATGCGGCGAACCATTCACCGGCACATTCCACGCCCGTAATGGACTCTGGAACCGAGGTGCGCGCCGATGACCAGCACCGAACTCGTCCTCCAACTCGTCGCGGCAGAACGTCAACGGCAACAGGACAAATGGGGCGAACAGAACCACCCCAACATCGTTTCTTCAGGTACCTACGCCGACGCGATACGCGGGGCATCGGCGAGGTTCTATGGCATTCCGACAGCAGCAGAGGCCAAGGCATGCACAGACGAACGCGCTCGGCGTGGCGAGGTCACATGGATGGACATCCTGATCGAGGAACTTGCGGAGGCTGCCGAGGCGGCTGACATCTATCAGATGAACCGTGAGGTGTTCAGTCCTGAAGATGCAGACTCGCTGCGTCGCGCAGTCGTCGAAGAGCTTGTGCAGGTGGCGGCGGTCGCGGTGCAGTGGGCCGAGAAGCTGGACGGTGGCGAATGAGCCTGCATATCTCGATGACCGATTTCTTCTGCGGTGCAGGCGGTTCCAGCACAGGCGCAATTCAGGTTCCGGGTGTCTCGATCCGGTGCGCGGCGAACCACTGGCAGCTAGCGGTGGATACGCACAACGAGAACCACCCGGATGCCGACCACTATTGCGCTGATCTGTCGCAGATCCACCCGAAGTACTTCCCCAAGACGACATTCGGATGGTTCTCTCCCGAATGCACGAACCACTCACAGGCCAAGGGCCAGAAGCGGATAGACGCCCAGCCCGATCTGTTTGGCGACACACTGCCCGACGAAGCCGCAGAGCGCTCGCGGGCAACCATGTGGGATGTCGTGCGGTTCTCCGAATTCCACCGCTACGAGGTGGTGTTCGTCGAGAACGTCGTCGAGGCAGCCAAGTGGGCGCCGTTCCAAGCATGGCTCGCCGCGATGGACAGCCTCGGCTACGACCACCGGCTCGTGATGCTCAACTCGATGCACGCCCAGCTCGGCGGGCCCGGCGCCCCGCAGTCCCGCGACCGCCTCTACGTCGTGTTCTGGCGCCGTACGAACCGAGCCCCGGACCTTGAGCGGGTGGTACGGCCTCGGGCGATCTGCCCCGACTGCGGGCCCATCAACGCCATGCAGGTATTCAAGAAACCCGGCAACACCGTCGGTCGGTACCGCCAGCAGTACATGTACAGATGCCCGAACGTCAAGTGCCGCAACCAGGTATTAGAGCCCGCAGTCCGTCCGGCAGCGGAAATCATCGACTGGTCACTGCTGGGTGAACGACTCGGGGACAAGCCGATCAAGAAGTTCGTCGACAAGAAAACCGGTGAAGTGAGCTACGGGCCACTGGCACCCAAGACGATGGCCCGCGTACACGCCGGCATTGATCGTTACTGGCTGCCGCTGCTGGTGCCCGTTGAAGGGCGCGAAGGCAAGGAAGCACGCCCTGTATCCGAGCCCGTACGGACGATGACGACCCGCAACGAAACCGGACTACTGGTGCCGTGCGGGGGTACCTGGCGCGAAGACGCTGCCCCGACCAGCGAGCCATTCTCCACTCGCACCACCCGGGAAACCGACGGGCTGGCATTCATCGCCGAACTCCGCGGCGGCAGTAGCGACGCCCGCCCCGTGGCGCACCCACTGGCCACCGTCACGGCCTCGGGTAATCATCACGCGCTCGTCACCACCTACAACGGCAAGGGCCGCACCGTCACGGTCAATGAACCGCTATCGACGGTGACGACCCGCGATCGGCATGCGCTGCTGATGCGCAACAACACCCCACGCGGCAACCCTGCCCAGATGGTCACGCCCGTATCGGAGCCGATGCGCACGCTGACCACCGAGGGGCACCAGTCGTTGTTGAGCGCCGAGCGCCCCACGATCGATATCGATGATGTCCGGTTCCGAATGTTGGAACCGCACGAGCAGAAGCGCGCCATGGACTTCCCAGCTGATTACGTGATCAAGGGCAATCGCCGCGAGCAGGCCCGCCAGGCAGGAAACGCCGTCACCCCGCCAAGCTCACGCGACCTGATCACCGTGGGCGTGGAGAGCCTGACATGACGGCCCTTCCTGCCCCGCGCTATGACCGTACGCACTCACCGCAGCCGGGTCGGGATCCGCGCCCGTGGTTCACATTCCAATGCCAGCGCTGCGGCAAGGACTTCCGTGCCCGGTTCATCGCCCGAGAATGCCGCGACTGCTGGGCCGAAACCGCAGCCATCTACCCAACACTCTGGCCCGGCACCGGCGAGGCCAGCGGCTCATGAAAGGCACACCGTGAACCAAACAGATGACGGCACAGAACCGTTAGGTGAAGCACCCGAAGTCACCCGCCCCGGCCAAGACCCGCTCTACGCGGCGGCGCAGCTACTGGAATCACGCGGCTACGCCGTCGTCGAGCTGCCCAAGCCGATTCAAAACGGGCTGGGCGGGTTCCCTGTGGGTGTCGGGGGATTCGTGATAGCGGCAGGGGATGACGTAGTGATCAGTGAGTTTTCCGGCAGCCCAATCACATTCCGCAGCACAGATAGGGCGCACCGGCTCGCCGCCGCGATCCTGGCAGTCATCGCATACATCGAGTCAAACGCCGTCGGAGCGTCCCATGGGTGACAAGACGCGCATCGAATGGACTGATGCCACATGGAATCCGGTAACCGGTTGCGACAAGGTGTCTCCCGGCTGCGATCACTGCTACGCCGAAACGTTCGCCGAGCGTTGGCGCGGCACGCGGGGGCACTATTTCGAGACCGGATTCGATGTGCAGCTGCGACCCGACAAGCTCGACTTGCCGCTGCGCTGGACCAAGCCGCGCCGAATTTTCGTCAACTCGATGTCAGACCTGTTCCACGACAGTGTGCCTGACGCGTACATCGGTTCGGTATTCGATGTCATGGCACGCGCCGAGCAACACACTTTCCAGATCCTCACCAAGCGTCACGGCCGGATGCGAGCGCTGTTGCGCAAGTGGGAGCAAGAGGGAGCCGAGTCTGTCGAACGCGGCGAGCTGCATCCGAAATATGGTGCTGCGGCGTGGCGACGCAGGGACGGGCTGTGGTGCACACCGCGTGTCTGGCCGCTGCCGAACGTCTGGCTGGGCGTGAGCGCCGAGGATCAGCAGCGCGCCGACCTCCGCATCCCGGCACTGCTGGACACCCCTGCCGCTGTGCGGTTCGTCAGTGCCGAGCCGCTTCTCGGGCGGATCGACCTACATGGTGACCCGATCGGGAAAGACTCGGTTTTCTGGATCGGGCATCTGGACTGGGTGATCGTCGGCGGCGAATCCGGTCCGGGCGCAAGGCCGATGCATCCCGATTGGGCGCGCTCGCTGCGCGATCAGTGCGTGGCCGCTGGTGTGCCGTTCCTGTTCAAGCAGTGGGGCGAGTGGTCGCCAGACCTGAGCCTGAATGAGCCTGTCGCCAATGGCAAGCGGCTCAAGTATCAGCGGCGGGCACTGCTCCCCGACGGTTCCATAGCGCCGCCTTGGACGCCATGTGAGTTCGTCGACCGCGTGGGCAAGAAGCGCGCCCGGCGCGAGCTGGACGGCCGCACATGGAACCAATACCCCCAGGTTCAGTCATGAGTTACAGGCGGCGCCGGTTCCCTCGCTGCAAGGTGTGCGGCGAGCCCGTCACCTGCGGCCAGGGTGACCGTCACCTGTCGTGCTCGCCGCTCTGCAAGGTCGACGGCTGCTGGGAACCGATTCCGTCCACCGGACACAAATGCAACTTCAAGAAAGCGAACGAACATGCCTGAACGCATCCAGCGCAAGCGCACCGCGGGCTGGCGGATGCCCGAGGGCGCCATCTACGTCGGGCGGCCAAGTCGGTGGGGCAACCCATGGGTGGTACACATCCACAACCCGAGCTGCGGGCCCGAGCTGCTGGCGTGCCCTGACTACATCGCGGACGACCGTGTTGACGCGGCCACCAAGTACCGGCATGCCGTGCTCTACCCGCTGGCCGGACAGCCGCCGGTCCCGACCCCTGACGAGATCCGGGCCGAGCTACGTGGCCGCGATCTGGCTTGCTGGTGCCCGCTCGATCAGCCGTGCCATGCCGACGTGTTGCTGGAGATCGCCAATGCCTAGCGTCACCAATACATCTGAGCTGCTGGCGTTGCTGCGGCGCCATTACATCAAGCCCGGCTTAGATCTCCCCGGTGGTGTGTTCGTACCGGAGGTTGGCGGTAACGGATCGTGGGGTGCCAGTGCGCGTGCCGACGCCATCTATGTCGGGTTCACTAGCAGCAGCGGCCGAATCCTGGTCGGCCACGAACTGAAAATCAGCCGCGCCGACTGGCTGAACGAACTCAACAAGCCCGGCAAGGCCGATCAGTGCGCCGACCAATGCCACGCCTGGTACCTCGTCGTCAACGACCCGGCCATCGTGAAGCCCGGCGAGTTACCGGCCGGTTGGGGACTGATGTCACCGGGCCCAAGCCGCACCCGCATGACCGTTCACACGCCCGCAGCCGTCAAGCCCGACCACACCCCGTCGTGGGACGCAGTGCGTTCCGTGATGGCCCGCATAGACACCTTGCGCGCCAGCGACGTAGCCGACGCCGTCGAATCCCGAGACCGTGCCCGGCACAACCAATACGAGAAGGACATAGCCGCGGCGGTTGATCGGCGCGTGAAGGCCATGCCGGAAACGGGGGAGGCCGCGAAACGCCTCAAGCTCATCGAGGACGCCATCGGCGCCCCAATCGATTGGAGCGACAACGTCTGGTCGCCTGACCGCACGGTCGACCCGGAGCTGCTGGGACGTATCGGCAAGGCCGCGTTGGCCCTTGGCGGCATCGAAGCGGCTATCCGTCAGCTCGGTAGGGGTTACAACAGCACGAAGGAAGTACGGCGACTCATCGACGAATACGACGCCAAGCTCGCCGAGTTCCTGGCCCCCGCCAAGGCCGTGTGCGCGTGGTGCCCAACAGCCGCGGGCGGGACTGCCGAGCACAACGACGGCACTCGCCACCCGTCATGCGGGAACACAGGGCACGGCATGAACTGGGAGGTGTCCGAGTAGTGGCGTGGTTCTACGTCGATGACGGGTTCAGCGATTCCAAGCCAATCATGAACCTGCCCACGACCCCTGTCCGTGTCCCGATGCGGATCGCGGTCGCCGGTGCGTGGGTTCTCGGCGGGTCGTGGTCAGCAAAGGAAGAACTCGACGGGTTCATCCCGCACGCGAAGCTGAAATCCCTTCTCGTACCGCGGTCGGTCGTCGCCGCCCTCACGGCCCCTGGACCCCTCGACGCCCCGCTGTGCTGCCCAGAAAGTGACGGAATTTTGGTCAGAAATTGGGCAAAATGGCAGCGAACTAAGGCAGAAAACGAGGCCAACCGCAAACGCGAAGCCGAGAAGAAACGGAACCAAAGACGGCGCGGCCGAAACTTTGTGACCGGCATAGATGACCAAATGTCCCCAGGGGACAACGACGGGGACACCGCAGAGCCCGGCGAAAACGTGTCCCCTGGGGAGTCCCGTGGTCCCACCCCACCCCACCCCTTAGTAGTTACTTCTAGTGGGGATAGTCCGGTAGGAAGCCGCCCGGCCGAGCACTGCCCCCGACACCCCGGCGGAACCGAACTGCCCTGCGGCGCCTGCGCTAACGCGCGGCGCAACGCAAACACCTGGGACGCCCAACAGCTCCGAGCCGCCGTCGACCACGCGGCAGCCACGTTCGCCGCGATCCGCCAATGCCCAGACTGCGACCCCAACGGCCTGCGCTACTCCGACCCCGAAGACCCCGAGTCCCCGCTGACCCGCTGCACCCACCCCCGATTGGAGAACACCGCATGAAAACCACCACACCCGCACAAGCCGCCAACGGCACCGGACGCTGGGAAGTCCGCATCAAACCCAAACCAGACCCCGACCAATGGTCTGCGCGGGTACCGACCGTGGTCGAAGCCTACCTGGCTGATCACACGCGTTTCGTGGTGAAATCGCCGCGCGGAGCCGAGATATTCACCACCCGAAACCAGTCCGCCGCGATGACCGTCGCATGCAGCCTTGCCAGCATCGACGAACTACTCGCCCGTGTGAACCGGCTGGAACACAAGGCTTTCGGCCAGCACCCCGCATTGCGCGCACCCATGGTGGTGGCGCCGTACCCGCGCCGACGCGGCGGCACTCTGCGGATGATTCAGGATCCCCACGCATGAGCCACATACCGCCCGCCATTGCGGCCACAGCAGACCAGCTGGTCGCCGCCGCCGACAAGGTGCTCGACCAGTTCATCGCCGAATTTCAAGCGCACCTCGCCGAACACGACGGTGACCCGCTATGCCCAATCGGTGCGCTCGCCGTCGGCGCCGAAGGCCAGGACCCCGAAGACGTCGCCTTCCTGTTCGCCGTCGCCGTCAAACGACTAGCCATGCCACGCAAGGAGATTAAGCTATGACCGGCCCCGAAGCCGTACTCGGCCTAGACCCATCACTCGCGCGCGCTGGAATCGCCGCGATCGTCCGCGACAACCCCGGCAGCATCGCCCGTCCGGGCGTGATCACGCACGTCGGATACTCGCTACGCGAAGGCGTTCCGTGGTGGCGGCGCAGCCGACGCATCATCACCGAAGCACGCGAAATCGCCGCCATCATCGGTGAAGTCCACACCACAACACCCATCGCCCGCGCCGTCATCGAAGGCCCCGCATGGGCATCGAACCTGCCCAGCAAGTTCGACCGCGACGGCCTCTGGTGGGCACTGTTCTCAATCCTCGACGCGAAACGAATACCCATCACCGTCGTAAACCCCACCACCCGAGGCAAATTCATCACCGGACGCGCCCCCAACGGCATGAAACCCGGCGAACACAAGAAACTGGTACTCGCCGAGTCCCAAGCCACATGGTTCGACGACCAACACCGCATCAAGAACCACGACCAAGCCGACGCGCTCGGCCTCGCGCACATGGGCGCCCTGGACCTCGGCTGGCGCCTACCAGTCGACACCCGACGCCGCCACGTCGAAAACATTGCCCTCGTCGACTGGGAAACCGAATGGCTGGCCTCGTAAATGTCCGGCGGCGCGATCTTCCCGAACAAGGGCCGGATCGAACGCCGGCTCGCCGAAATCGGCGGCGAACTGGACGAAACGTGGAAACTACGCGCCGCGTGCCGAGGGCACCCACGGCCAGACATTTTCTTCCCGCCGCCCGCACGGTCCGAAGCCACGATCAAACGGTCGAAATCGGAACTGGCGCGACGCCTGGTCATAGCCGAAGCGAAACGGGTGTGCGGGCACTGCCCAGTCCGCGCCGAATGCGGCGACTACGCCGACCAGATCGGCGACTACCACGGCATCTGGGGAGGACAAACCGGCCGCGAACGCGGACGTAAACGCGACGAATTCTGAACCACCACAACCGCAACTCGACCAACCGAAGGACTCACCGAAATGCCCGACTACCCACCCAACATGACACTTCGACCCATCGAAACATGGCCCCACAGCCTCACCCGCGACCGCCGCCGCTCGAATTTCTCGGCGCAGTGGAGCGACACCCTCACCCGGCTCGACCGCGAACTCTGGTACCTCGGGAAAGACCAGCAGTATGCCGCCGCGGTACTGCAAATCGCGATGCGCGAGCAGGACTTCCGAATCACTGATGGCATGCCGCGCGCCAACGCCACAGCACAGCACCCCGGCGTCATCCTGAACATCGAATCCCGCCACGGACCGCTGTCGTACCCGTGTGACACGTTCACCCGCTGGCAAGACAACCTGCGTGCCATCGCGCTCGGCCTCGAAGCGCTACGCAAGGTCGAACGCTACGGAATCACCCAAACCGGCCAGCAGTACCGCGGATGGCAGGCCATAGAAGCCAAGGCCACGCCGATCGCGCAGACCCCGGCAGGTGCCGCCGTCTATCTCGCGAAAGCCGCGCAAGGCAACGACGACAGCGTCTCCGATTGGGCACACCGCGTCCTGCACGACCCCGAGACCGCCCGGACCACCTACCGGAAAGCGCGCGCCAACACCCACCCCGACCGGCACGGCGGCGCCCGAACAGCCTGGGACGCCGTCGAAGCCGCCGCCGACATCCTCCGCGACGCCGGCGCCCCCATCGAATAGGAGACACCGCCACCATGACCACCACCACCATCACGAAACGCGCAACCGTCACCTTCTACAAGCCGCCGACCGTCACCGAACTAATCCAAGAGCTGCAGAAGCTCCCCGACGAGTGGCAGGCAGGCACGGTGACCGTCCAACAGTCCGACAGCCTGCGTGACGGCATTACCATCACATTCCACGTCAACGCCGGAAGCCTGAGCCAGTGACCGCGCCGGAACAGCACCTACGGAACGTGCTGGTGCGGTACATGTCCGACGCGCTCAACGAAGTTGGGGGAGCACTCATCCCCGACGTATTCCGGCGTCCCGCCATCCCGCTACGCGTCCGTACCCGCGGCAGCCTCGACCGATCCGAAATCACCATGCCCGGCATCGAGTTGGCCGGCGGACCCGACATGGAACCGTTGGCCCGCAACGTCGGCAAGCTGATCCTGAAAATCATGCGCACCGACGAAGTGTTGTGGGTCGCGGTCAACGCACACCAGGACTTCGGGGGCTGGAGCATCGACTGCGTCCCGCTGGTCGATCACATGAAGTTGTCCACACCAACCGATGAGCAGACGTTGAACGCCAACGGCATCAACCCCGAAACCGGGAAACCCCGATGAGCGATATCGCCACGCTGCAGGAAGCCGCGAAAATTCTGAACCGCCACGGTCTCGGCAACGCCGCCGAACTCTGCACCCGCCTCATAGGCAGGTTGGCGGTCGACGAAGCACTCGGCGGCGCAACAGAACCCGAACCCGCACCCGGAAAACGACTCACCCGAATCACACCATGAACGGGCTGCCCGACATCACCGCCCCAACCCCGTTACCGTCACCCACATCTGGTGGGCGTCAAACCGGGAACCAAAGCGGTGTTTCGCTCGGCAAGCGCGGCCCATGACCCCGTTTATCGGTCGGGCGAGGCCACAGCTGCGCCCACCAGAACCAAACCACCACAACACCAAAGGAGACACCGCCACCATGACCACCATCGAGGAGAACGTCGCCGCCGCGCAACACGAAGTCGAACGCCGCAAGGCCGACTATGAACATGCGTGTGACCTGTACCGGCGCGCTGTCACGGTCCGCGACGACCTAGACGCCGTCGCCCGCGCACACAAAGCCACCAAGAACATCTATGACGCCGTCCAAACCCTCACCGAACAGCCCGCGCCCGAACCGTCACCGACACTGGACAGCGACCCGCGCACACCCGCCGACCAGGCACACGAATTCTTCACCCGGCCAGGCGACTTCTACCACGTAGCCCTGGCTCTGCCAGCGCCCACGAACGGCGCAAAACTCGGCGCCGGCTTCATCGTGAAAGCCGACGACACGCAACTCCCGTACCTGCTGGAAGTGCTACGCCAACTACGCGGCGCACTCGGCGACGACACCCGCGTCGAATTGAGCAAAGCGGAGATCGGGCTGCCCGTTGGACCACCCACCGTCGGCACGATGCCTCGCTACACCGAGGTATTCGCGCCACCCGAGCCGTCAATCTCGGAACAGATCACCGAAATAGCGGAACAGCAAGGCGTGAAACCGGAACAAGTACAGGCAATTCCGGTACGCGGAGGCGGACACGCGTTCACCATCAAGCCCGAACCCCAACCCGAGCAGGGCAGGCACGCACGACCCGACGACTGGGAGAGTAGCCCCAAACCGCAACACCTTGCCGCAGACGACGACTACGACGACGAAGGATGCTGCGCTGGTTGCGGAGTGCCACACACCAACGGCACGCATTCCCCAGACTGCGAAGCATAGGTCGGCCGCTCATGCCGAACCGCACCCCCAGAACAACCACGCAGAAACGGCTAGGCCACGACCACCAACAACAACGCGACCGGCTACTCGCGCGCCACGTCGACGGCCAACCCTGCTGGTGGTGCGGAAAACCCATGTACCGCGACCGCACCCGCAACTGGGACCACAACCCCAAAGCCACACGCCGCGACGGAAAGCCCGACACCAGCAGCGGCAGCCTCGCCGCCGACCACAGCACAGCCCGCGCCCAATCCACCACCAGCCGCGCAGACCGACTCTTGCACGGCACCTGCAACAAACAACGCCAAGGAGGCCACCGTGACGACCAACGACCAGCCCTCACCAACCCACCCGACACAGACCCCGCACTCGGAACCCGAATCTTCAACTGGCCCTGACCAACTCGAATGGGACGAACAGGCAGGCGGATACCATCTGACCGCCAAAGTCAGCCACGGAAACTACGCTGCCTACTTCGGCGACGCATTCGAGAACCCCCACCGATGGCACGCCGTCTATTGGCGAGAAGAACAGAGCATCTACAACCCCGCCACCACCACCTGCCACCTGTACCGAGGCGACGACCTCGACGAAGCACTAGCCGCGGCCCAGCAGCACCACCAGGCCACGTTACGTCGCATCGCATGGGAGCAGTACATGCGCGACAACGACCCGCCCAACCGGCCGATCGACATCCTGTTGACGCAGTGCGACAAGGCCACAGTCGAAGCCAACATCGCAGGCCGAGCCTTGGGGCTGTGGTGATCCCGCGATACCACCGAGGCGTCACCCTCGGGATACGAGCCCAACGCGTGCTCGCCTACCTCGCAGTCGGCGCATCACTGATCATCGAAACAGCAGCGCTCATCGCCACCATCGAGAACGGAATCGGCTGGCACACAGCAGGAATACTGTTCGCGGCCCCAGGATGGGCACTGGCAGAAGGACTCGCCGCGACCGTCCCCGCGCCGTGTCCCGGCTGCCAGCATCCCACACATGACGACATGTGCTGGTGCGGCCATGTCTGAGAAACCCGATTCTGAAATCGCCGCCTGCGGCGGAACAACCCCGCTCGACCCCCGCGATATGACACCCGACGAGCTGTTCGCGACACTCGGACTATCCGACATGGACGACCGCGAACGACTCGAATTCGTGCACTACATGTACGCATGGTCACGCCACCACCTACCCGGACCCAACCACTGGTGGCGACACGCACTCATCTACGCCAACCTCTGGAAACGCACCATCACCGCACACGTCGACCAACTCATCACCCAAGCACTAGGCCAATGACCATGACCGACACAAGCAAACCCCTCGACCACACGACCTGCGGAGATACCACATACGCCCAGCTCGTCGCCTCTGATCCTCTCGTGTGCCCCGAGTAGAGCCGCCGCCATGTCACACCATCCGAGTAGAACCAACACATGGCACGCCCGCCACGCGACCGATTCCCCAACGCATACGTCGGCGACCTGGTACCCAACGGCAAAGGCTGGACCCGAGTCGGACCCCTCTACTGCCCCAACTGGCACAGCGCCGACGAACCAGGCTGGACACAACGCTGCCTACCCTGCGCCTGCGGCACCCGACACCACATGTGGACCTGCCACTGCGGCGCCAGCATCTACGCACCCAAACTCGGACCCGACTGCCGCATCCTCAACGGCCCACAATCCAGCCACGAAGACCAAAGACGAGACCGGGAACCCGGACAGCCCACTTGAGCGCTGGCCGCTGGAGACCGACATGCAGCCGTGGCAGCGCCGTTTGCTGCACGACATCGTCGCAGGTCAGAGCCTCGGCCACGTTAACCAGAAAACAGCTCTGACCAGCGCGTATGCCACCCCCGATTTTCCTAGCAACCCCACCCCGCCTGACTCCGGAGGTAGTCAGGAATTTTTTTTGGGCGGCTCTGAAAATTTCGGGGGTATGGCGTGGTGACGGTCAAGCGGACATCGGGACGGACAGCTAAGCGGCCCGTAAGTGCTGCCGGTGGCGGTGAATCGGCGGCTGACCTGGGGCCGGTGAAGGCTAGGAAGCGGACAGCGGCGGGGACCAAACGGACGGCCACGGGCACCGGGCGGTCCTCGGCTGGCGCCGAGCCGGGTGCGGGGGAGCGGCTGCGGGCGCAGCTGGAACGTAAGGAGGATGGGCCCGGTTTGACCGCGCTGATCCGGCAGGCCGCGCGCGTGGCTGATCGTCTTGAAACGCTGGCCGGTATCAATTCGGGTGTCGAATCATCGTGGGTGCGTTTGGATCTGCGCGGCATCATCGCGGCTGCTGACGACAATGGCAAGAACCCGGTGACCGTGATTGTCGAAGCGAAGATCGATTCCACGATCGCCGAAGAGAGACAACAGACCACGTTGTTACGGCATTTGCTCGCTGAGATTCACAAACAGCGCGCGGGATCGATGGGACCGAATGGTGGCGGCGGCGCGGAAGACGACGACCTCGACGACATCTAGGTCGCCGGCCAAACGCGCGACCGCGCGGCGACCGAAAGCCGGTGCACCGCCGAACAAACAGGACACGCCGCCATGGGTCGGTGAGTGGCCGCGACTGACCGGGCGGCAGGAACCCAAGCACGAGCATTCGTTCACCGGTGATGAAACCGACGGTGACCGTTGCGCGCGGTTCGGGCACCGCATCACCAAACAGCGCTCGCTACCGTGGCAATGGCGCACGATACGCAAGATCTTGAGTCGCCGCCCAGACTATCTATGGACGCATCCGGACGTGGTGCTGGTCTGCACCCGCCAGCAGGGCAAGACCCTGATTCTGGTGCTGCGCATCCTGTTCGGGCTGTTCATCCTCGGCGAGAACATCGCCTACACCGCGCAGCGCGGTAACACCTCCGACGCAGTGTACAAACGCGTCAAGGCGATCATCAATTCGCGGCCATCGCTGAAAAACCGTGTGGTCTCAATGACCGGCGGAAAACAGGGCTTCGGCGAAATCGTCGTCCGATCGAAACTCGGCACCGAAGTCACAGTGCAGTTCGGTGTTCGATCCGGCGACAAGGGCCGTGGTCTTGATCAGATTGACCTGGCGATTTTCGATGAGGCATACAACCTGACACAGGACGAAGTGTCGGCGCTGCAAGGTGCACAGGTCGCGTCGGCCAACTCCCAAACCATCTACACGTCCACGGCGCCCGTGGAATCCGAGCACCCGAACTGCCACGTGTTCGCGGGCATGAGGCGCCGCGGGCTGAACAAAGACACAGATCTGTTGTTCATCGAGTTCGCAGCACCGGACCCGCCCAAGGATGCAGTCGAGCGCAAAGCTGCGCGTGAGGACCGCGAGAACTGGCGTCTGGCTGAACCGTCATACGGGGTGATTTCCAAAGAGCGCGATATCGAACGGTTCTACAAGACAGCGATCGAGAGCCGCGAGGCATCGAAGGTCGCCCTGTGGGAAGCCGACTATCTGGGCTGGGGCGAATGGCCGGCGGACGCGCGCTTCATTGACCCGGTCATCCCAATCAAGGAGGTGTGGGAACCGTTGGCCAACTATGCGCCCGAACTCGTCGGGCAGAAGGTACTGGCGGTGTCCCGTACACGTGATCTGGCTCGATGGGCTATCGCGGTGGGGCAGCGCACGATCGAAGGCCGGGTGCAGATCGAAATCGGCTACTACCAGAAAGCCACGATCGGGCAGGTCGCCGCGTATGTGGTGCGGCTGGTCGAGTTGTGGGATCCGGCCACGATTGTGATCGACGATCACGACCCGGCGAAACCGCTGGCGCCGTATCTGAAAAAGCTGGATGTCGATGTCACGTTGACGACGACGGGACAGATCGCGGTGGCGTTCCAGGGGTTCGTAGACGCCGCAATGTCCGGTGACCTGGGACACACCAACCAGCCGATTCTGACCGAAGGGTTGGAGGTCGCTATGACCCGCGAACTGCCTCGGGGAGACAAGGTTTGGGACGACCGCGAAGGCTCAATTGCGCAGGTCATCGCCGCAACGATGGCGCACTGGGGTGTTCTGGAATTCGCTGAGGAAGACTCGCCGGCCGCGCTGCCCTCGATGGGCTCCGGAAATCCCGAAACAACAAGTAGCCACCTGGACGTCTTGGGAGCCGCATTCTAAATCCGCAGGTGCGGCGTTGTGTCGCAGCATGTTCGGATTTGAGGGAGGCCGGTGACCAAGCGGGTCAAGACGGCTATGCCGGTCGGCGAATCGGGCTACGTGACCCCGTTCGTCGACGGCTGGGTCAATTGGGATCCGTACGAAAAGGTTCCGGATCTGCAGCACCCGGCGTCGGTGGCGGTGTTCCTGGAGATGGACAACAACGACTCGCGTGTGTCCTCGCTGCTGGAGGCGATCAGCTTGCCGATCGTCGAAACCGGTTGGCGTATCGACCCGAACGGCGCCGACGCCGAGGTCGTGCAGTTCATTTCGCGGAACATGAATCTTCCGGTTGTCGGGTTCGACGAGGTCGACGACCCCGGCCGCTCGCGTGGCCGGTTTTCGTGGATTGACCATCTGCGCGAGGTCGCCTCGCCGACAGCGCAGTTCGGGCACGCCGTATTCGAGCAGGTGTATCGGCGCGAGGCGGACGGGCGGTTCGTGCTGCGCAAGCTGGGGCCGCGCCCGCAGTGGACGATTCAGAAGTTCAACGTCGCGATGGATGGCGGGCTGGATTCGATCACGCAGCTGGCGCCGGCGTCTTCGGGGCGCACCTTGTATGGGCCGACTCCGCTGGATATTCCGATCAACAGGCTTGTGGTGTACACGCGCAACAAGCGACCGGGCTACTGGCAGGGCCGTTCGATTCTGCGATCGAGCTACAAGCATTGGCTGCTGAAAAACGAGCTGCTGCGCATCGAGGTTGTGGCCGCACGCCGCAACGGTATGGGTGTGCCGGTCGGCACCGCATCCAAGTCGAACGACGACGCCGAGGTTAAGGCGATGCAGAAGGTTGCCTCGGAGTTTCAGGGCGGCATGGGATCCGGTGTCGGACTCGCCCAGGGACAGTCGCTGGCGCTGCTGGGCGTGCAGGGCAACCTGCCCGACATCCGGGCGGCAATCGTGTACCACGACAAGGCCATTGCGCTGGCCGGGCTGGCGCATTACATGAACCTGGACACCGGCGGCAGCTTCGCTCTGGCCGCGGTGCAGGAACGACCGTTCGTGCAGGCCGAGAATGCTGCCGCCAAGTCGTATCGCGACATCGGTCAGGCGCACATCATCGAGGATCTGGTCGATATCAACTTCGGCGTCGAGGCCCGCACCCCGCGGCTGGTGTTCGACAAGATCGGATCGCAGCAGGACGCGACCGCCGCGGCGCTGAAGATGTTCGTCGAGGCTGGGCTATTGGCGCCGGATCTGCGGATCGAACGCGCCTTGCGCCAATCGCTGGACCTGCCGGCCAAACCCGACGTGAACGACCCGGACGCCGCGCCCCCGAAAGAACCTGACGCGCCAGCACTCCCGTCCCCGGTAGGGACCGACACCGCCCAGAGCGCCGAGGACACCGAAGCACAGGCGCTCGCGTTCGCGAAAGGACGGCTGTTCTGATGGCCCGTGAAAACCGTGAGTGGTACAAGTTCACCGTCGCGAAAGCCGCATCGGCTGAGGATAAGCCGACGGCCACGCTGCACATCTACGACGAAATCGACTCGTGGTTCGGCGTCAACGCCGAAGCGCTGGTCGTCGAAATCTCAGCGCTTGATCCGGAGACCGAACTGACCGTGCGGGTCAACTCGCCGGGCGGCAACGCGTTCGACGGCATCAACATCGCCAACGCCATCATGCGCCACCCCGGTAAGACCACCACCTACATCGACGGGCTGGCCGCGTCGGCTGCCAGCGTGATCGCGGTCGCCAGCGATGAGGTCGTGGTGTCCAAGTATGGGCAGGCCATGGTGCATGATGCCCGCTCTGGCCAGTACGGCACCGCGAAGGATCTACGCAGCGTCGCCGATCACCTGGAGAAACTGTCGGCCAGTTACGCGAAGCTGTACGCCGACCGTGCCGGCGGGACCGTCGAGGACTGGGCGCAGGCGATGGCGGACGAAACCTGGTACACCGCTGAAGAAATGGTCGCCGCTGGACTTGCCAGCCGTGTCGATGATTCGGGTGCGCGCGCCGATACCGAGAAGGCAGTCGCGTCGGCGATGGCCTGCTCGTCTTACAAGTTCAAGTACTTCGGCCGTCCGGCCGCACCCGCGCCGGTGGCGCGGGCCGACAACGCTGAGGCGTGTGCTTCGGCGAATATCTCGAAGGAGGGCCCCGTGCCTGACATCAAGGAGGACGTCGCCAAGCGGCTCGGTCTAGGACCGGACGCCACCGACGAAGAGGTGCTAGCCGCACTCGACAAGCTGGCCAGTACCGAACAGGAAGACACCGACGAAGACACCACCACCACCACCGAGGACGACTCCGCCGAGGCCGGTGCCGGAACCGCCGTCGACGGTAAGGAACTGGTTGCCGCGGCAGCCAAGGCCGGATTGGTGCTGATGGATCCGGCGCGGGTAGCCAAGCTCGAATCCGATGCTGCCGCAGGCGCACTGGCACGCCAGACGCAGGTAGCGGAGGCGCACGCCAAGGTCGTCGACGCCGCGGTCGCCAAGGGCAAGATCACGCCGCCTCGCCGCGACCATTTCCTGGCGCTGATGAAGGCGGACCCGGAAGGCACTACAGCCCTGCTGGATTCGATTCCGGCTGAGACCGCAGTACCGCTGACCGAAGTCGGTCACGGTACCGAAGCGCAGGCATCGGCCAGCGCCGAAGACGAAATCCGCAACGACCCTCGATTCAAGAATTGGAGCTTCTGACATGCCCGGAATTCCTCAGGTCACCAAGACCGGACCGCGGACATACACCCCAAAGGCTGGCGTTTCGATCAAGGGCGGACAGCTCGTAGAAGGTGTCACCGGTGGCCGGATTCAGCCCGCCGCAGCGGGTTCGTTCAAGGTTGTCGGCGTCGCATTGACGGACGCGATCGCGCCCGAAGACCTGGTGCTGGCGCCGACCACTGGCAGCGACGGGCGCCCTGTGCTGAACACAGCGGTGCTGCCGACCAAGGTGGCGTGCGCATATGGCGGGGCCGAAGTGCCTGTCACCTATGCGGCGGACGCGGCGTTCGGAGAGCTGCTGATCGCAGCTGCCAACGGCACCGTAACGCCCGCCGGTGCGACACCGGACGCCCGAACCATCGTCGGGCGCTGCACCGAACCGGGTGGCGTCGTCGTAGCAACCAAGGCCGTCGGCCTCATGCGGACCGCAATCTAAGCGCCGCACGAAATAGCAAGGGAGACAAAAGATAATGCCTACAACCCCTATCGTCAGTATCAGCGACGGATCCAAGCTCACGGTTTCGGACATGGTCGGAAATCCGCTGTTCATTCCGACGAAGATCAAGGAATTGCTGACCAACGTCTTCATCACGCAGACGGTGTTCCGTAATGGCGGCGCCAACACCAACGGTCTTGTCGGCTACCGCGACGGCGATCCAATCTTCTTGGACGGTGACCCCGAGGACGTCGCCGAGTTCGGCGAAATCCCGGTGGCAGCCGGACGCAAGGGCTCCGCACTGTTCGCCGTGGCGAGCAAGAAGGGCCTGGGTATTCGGGTGTCGCGCGAAATGCGGGACGAGAACAACGTCGGCGAGGTGAACCGGCAGGTCACCGCGTTGGTCAACACGTTCAAGCGTTCCGATGACCGAGTGTTCCGGAACCTGCTGGGTTCCAGCGCTGTCCCTACCTTGGCTGCGTCGGCGGCGTGGGATACCGCCAACGGCAACCCGCGCATCGATATTGCCCGCGCTATCGAGAAGGTGACCACCGCGGCCCCGTCTGTGGCCGAGGGCGGCAGCGCGGAGGAATGGTTCGGATTCGAGCCCGACACCGTCGTTCTGAACCCGGCCATCCTGCCCGTCCTGATGGACAACGAGAAGTTCCTGAAGGTCTATCAGGGCAACATCGCCAACGAAAACATCCAGTACACCGGCAAGTTGCCCGGCAAGATCTTCAATTTGGATCCACTGGGCGCGCGGTCGTTCCCCACGGACCGGATCTGGATCGGACAACGCGGCGTGACCGGCTTCTACTCGGATACTCGCCCATTCGAGGTCACCGGCCTGTACCCGGAGGGTAACGGCCCCAACGGCGGACCGACCGAGTCGTTCCGTTGCGACGCGACCCGTAAGACCGCTTACGCGTTGGATCAGCCGAAGGCGGGTATCTGGCTGACCGGGTTGGTGACCCCGTGACAGTCGAATACGTTCTGACAGCGGATTTCCTGCACCGCCTGGACGACAAGGGAGTGTGGCGCGAGCTTAAGCGCGGCGCCGTCCTCGCTGACCTCGATGACGACGACGTCCGCCGCCTCACCGCGGCGGACGCCATCGTCGACCGCGCGTCGTACGAACGGGCACAGGCCGAAGCCGAGGCCGCAGCGCAAGCGGCAGCCGAAGCGCTTGCCGCCGATGACGGCGATGACGGAACAGCCGGCGGCGGTGTTGGCGGCGAGGGCGGTTGGGATTCGGTGGTGTTGGCACCGGGCGACGGCATCGAGCGGCCCAAGTCGGCGCACTCCACTGAGGTGTGGCGGCAGTACGCCATCGCACGCGGTATACCCGCCGATCAGGCCGCGAAGATGAGCAAGACTCAGATCAAGGCTGCGACAAGGTAACTGGCCGTGGCAGAGGTAACGCCGTTCCTGACCGTCACCGAATTCGAGGGCATGTTCCGCCCTCTATCGGCGACGGAACAGGCACTCGCCGAGATATTGGTTCGGGCAGCCGCCGCATGGATCCGTGATCCGTCGCGGCTGCCCGACCTGCCGGCGTCCGACGAGCGCGGCAAGCTCGTCACCTACGACGTCGTCAAGGCCATGTTCGGACCCGAAGGCGTCACCGATTCTCGGGTGACGGAACTGACCCGCACCACCGATGACCGCACTCTCACGGTCAAATTGGCGCAAGCCGCCGAAATGCTGGACTTCACCGAACGCCACCTACAGATGCTTGGCCTATCACTGACCGCGGCGCCGCAAGCCACATTCACCGGATACGCGCAGGCCGAGCCATGGTGAGCATGTTTGATCCTGGACCCGACACCGTCACGCTGGTCAAGCGCGACCCGGTAACCGACGCTGGCGCACCGGTCGTTGACGCGTGGGGCCGGCCCACCTACACCGAGCGCCGTATCCCCAAGGGCCGGTGCAGCTGGGCAGAGCACCCGGCGTTCGAAGACATCGCCGGCACACAGGTCGCGGTCATCAACGCGGTCGGCCACCTGATCGTGGACGCAGACACCGAAACGCTTACAGCTCGTGACGCCGTCGAGTTCGGTGACCGGCTGTTCGAAATGCAGGGGCCGGGTGTGCGCCGCGACGCCCTGGACGGCAACCCTAGTCACGTGCGGGCAGAGGCCCGGTTCTGTGAAGACGTCAGCCTCGGCGAACAGGTCACCATCATCGCTGCCGGCCGACGCGGCGACCGCGGCACCGTTGAACCCGACGGCGATCCGGTCACGGTCATCGCCCGAGCTGTCCTGGCGGGTAATCAGCGGCAGCGGTTCGCGGACACCGGCGAAGTCATCGCCGCCGCATTCACCGTCGTCCTGGACCTCGATGTGCAGATACGAGACAACGACTGGTTGATCATTCGCGGCCGCGAGTGCCGCGCGCTGGTCGGTGTGCAGCTGTCCCAGTGGGCCGACCGCAATCAGCTGGTGGTGCTGGCGCAATCGGCGAAGGGCGGCATCAACTGATGGCACCGCAAGGCAAGTTCCGGTTGAACAAGAAAACGGTCGCCCATATCGCGAAGTACGACAAGGGACTCGGCGCGGCGCTGGACGCGGTCGCGAACCCGGCAGCGGAGAACGCCGGCGCCACGGTCGATGAGTACGTCACCGACCGGCAAGTCCGCGGTATCTACGGCAAGAAGGAAGACCAGGCCAAGCACGGTGCGGTGTCGAAAGCGTTCGGGCGCTTGGGGTTGAGGCTGCGATGAGAGAGCACGCAGACGTCCGCAACGCGTTCGCCGACGCGCTGGAGGCTTTCGTGGCGCTGCCGCCGAACGTCGGCTTGTTCGGCGGCGTGTGCCGGGTATCGGTTGAGGAAGTGCCCCAAGACTGGAGCCTGCGCACCGGCCCGCCGCTGATCACCGTGCATGACGACGGTGGCCCCGAACAGTGGCCCATCAAACGCGACCCGACGATCCGGATCACTGTGCGTGCCCGTGGCGCTGATCTGGCCGACAGGGTCGCGCGCCGCGTGCACGGCTATCTGCACGACAACCGCCCGCCAGGGGTCGCGCACATTTTCCGCACCGGCGGAAGCGTGTTCGTCACCGCACGGGACACCGACACCGGCGCCGACATGGCGTCGTTCACCGTCACAGCGGCGGTGCGCACCATCGAAACCGTCTAAGAGACAAGGAGACAGCACCAATGGCTGGCAATCCCGACAATGTGAAGCTCTATACCGAGGCCGACGTACTGCTGTGGATGGGTTCGGCGGCACCGACTACAGCCGATCTACCCGCAGCCATCACCGATCCGTTCGCGACGACCACCGGCAAGTGGGCGTTCCTCGGCCTGCTGGTGGGCGATGCGGGTATCGATACTCAGCGCGAATGGGACGAGAAGGACATCCCGGCATGGGGTTACGGCACCATCATCGTCGCATCGAAGGACTTCAAGCTCACCCGCAAGGTGTCCGCGCTGGAGGACAACCCGGCGATGCAGCGGATCCTGTGGAACGGCTCGACCGAAACCGAAATCGTTGTGCCGAATCCGCTGTATGAGTACGTGGCGTTCGAGAAGCGCACTGCCAGCGGCGAAATCCGGCGCGAGATTTCCAAGCGGCCGGCGCGGTTCTGGACGCCGAACATCAAGGACGCTGAAGGCGATGCGACTCCCCGCGAAATCGAGTGCCGGATCTTCCCGGACTCTGCCCGCAAGCTGTTCGCCGCGCAGCAGACCGCCGCATAGAAAGGGGCACCCGAAGTGAAGACAATCGAGTTGCTGGTCAACAAGCCCGAATTCCTTAAGGGTTCGATCATCACCGTCGACGACGTGTCGGCCGCGGCGCTGATCGGGAAGGAAGAGGCCAAGCCCTACGAGCCGACAGAGGACGGCGGCGAAGACACCGACGCCGCACAGCCGAAGGTCAAGCGAGGGCGTCGCAGCCGCGGCACGTCGCAGTCGGTGAACGTGGCCGAAGCGGATATGCCGAACACCGAAGCCGATACCGGCGACGGTGAGGTCGACGGTGAAGGTGGCGTCGAAAACGTCTGAGGCTGCACGGCTAGAAGCGCTGGGCGCCACCGAAGCCGAAGCACTGTTCCGCGGCCACACCATCCGGGTTCCCCTGAACCTGGAGGTGTGGCCGCTCAATCTTGTACGCGAACACCCTTTCAACGCTGTCGATTACCTGCTGGACGGGCAGGAATGCGGACTGTACGACGACGCGACGGTCGATGACTACCGCGAGCTGTCCGACGCGCTGGCTGACGCCGTGGGGGTGTCGCGGCTGCCGGAAACACCGGCCGCGCCGGATCAATGGTTCGGCGGGATACCGACATTGGTCAACATCTTGGACCGATTCGAGGACGATCTAGCCAGCGATCTGCTGCGTTTCTGGGGTGTGGAGTATGCCGAACGGTTCACGGGCACTTTGTCGTTGCGCCGGATATGGACCTACATTCGTCGTCTCGATCCGGCGTCGTCGATCGTGCGAGCCCAGAACGGTGGCAAAGAACAATGGACGGAACAGATGTTCATTCTTGCGTCCGTATATCAGGCACTTACAGGGGAAATATATCCCGGCCGCCCGCTGCGGCCTCATGAGGTAGCAAAAGCTCTCGAAGCTATGCAAGCGAAAGCTGATCATGTCGCTAACTTGAAGGAACGCCAAGCCGCGTACGCCGCGAAATCGTCGCCCGCAGCGCCAGCGGTCTCGGCTATGGAACAGGCAGTAGCGAACCGGCGACACGAACTAGGAAAACGCTGAACACCATGGCCAACAACACCCGCAACAAGTCCACAGAAACCGCCGACGACCAGACCGACCCCGACAAGGCGACCGTCGATCTGATCTGGGAGGGACTGAAGTTCACCATCCCGAAGCGCCGTGGCCGCTGGCCCGTCAGTGCCCTACGCGATTTCGCGCGCGGACGGAACTACGAAGCCGTGGTGACCCTGCTCGGCGGCGAGGAACAATGGCAGCAACTAGTCGAGAAATGCCCGACCGGCGACGACTTCGACAAGTTCGTCGACTACGTGCGCGACGTCGTCAAGAAGGAGTGCACGCTGTGAAGCCCGGCGCCACGCGGTATCCGTGGCGCCGAATCAGAAGCCGCCCACGCATCCGTCTGTGGGACAACCAATTCCAATACATCACCGAAATCGAAACACCTCTGTATGTCGAGCCGTGGCCGATGTGGCTACGGCGGATTGTGCGGCACGCGCTGCACCTGAGGTAAGGCGGAAGCCACACCGTGGCGCAAGGCATGGATTTCGGGTACTACACCC